CCCGAAGACAGCGACACCTTCTTGTCTACCTTTATTATTTCCCGGTCCAGCTCATCTTTTAGACCCACAAACCAGAACTGCCCCTTCATGTCCCACTCCACAGGTTCCACCACAGAAAGCACGAAGAGGTCATCCAGATCTCCGCCACTTTCCAAATACTGAATAAGCATTTCAATGACGAGATCTGCTGACCTCTTCTGCAGTCGGCGCTGTCTCCACTTCGCAAATAAATTCATGCGAAAAGTCTACAGCACACCAACTAACAATCTAGTGCGCCCAACGCTGTAACTCCGGGTAAGGATCGATCTGCACGCCGTCTTCGATGATTTCGAAGTGAAGGTGCGCTCCGGTTGACGTTCCGGTGCTACCAACGAATCCAATGACTTGACCCTGCTTCACCTTTGCACCAACGACGATATCCGCAGGAGAAGAGTTGGCGATCATATGTCCGTAGACATAGACACGGTTACCTTCGTCCGCAACCGAGACTTCCCAACCAAGAGACCCGTTCCAACCAACGGACACAACAGTGCCGGAAGTTGCAGAGTAGATCTCGGTTCCGTACCCGGGGTTCATATCCAATCCACGGTGATCCGTGGAGCAAATCGCACATGGTGCAGGACGGTATCCAAATCCAGAGGAGATGATCACACTAGATCCGCCAACTGTCGGCCAGATCATGTCCGGCTGATAGATGCCCCGCGAGCGACCAGCCGAAGGAGCTGGTGCATCCGCAGATACCTTTAGAGACTGCGAACCATTCTTTTTGTCTTCCCAGGTGGTGTCAGACAGGTGATTGATGTAGTACATCTCATAACTGCCCACCGCTGCATACGCCGAAACTGACGTACCCAACGAGATCAAAGTTACTGCCGAAAGTGCTCCTAAGGTTGCCCCAACTTTTTTAAAGTCGAGGCTCTGTACTTTTTTTAGTCCGGCCCGAAACTTCTCATTGAACGCATCCAATGTAAGAGGCCGATCGTTAGCAATATGGCCGGCAGCCTTCAGCATGTCTCGCGTATAGATGTTAGTCGGGGAGGTGGGGTCATAGCCATAGGTAATAGCAGCCCCCATGCTTGCACCAGCCGACACGTGAGACATTGCCGACACGGGAGCCGGAACAGCCCCATTCGTGAAGTTCATGTTCTCGATCTTCTCATCGCTGCGCGTCACAATCATGTCCGGAGACACAGAGATGATGCTCGCTTGGAACTCACCAAGCAGCTCTGCAACGATGTCAGCGCCAATAAGCCCGGTAATGGTGTCTGGCTCTACGTTGACAAACGCACCACGCACAATGTTTGCAACGCGATTACGCTCGTAGATGGCCACCTCTCGGTGCGTTCCGACTCCGGAGACATCCTCAAGGACTTCGGCTTGATAGCGATTCAGTCCTCGCTCTGACCCAAACACCTTCAGGTAGTCTGTACGGCTTCTACGGAGGACATATGCGACCTTGTCTCTGATCGCGGTTTGGCAGTTCATGTTCCACTTCTTACGAAGTTGGTCTAACTGCTCCTTGTTGGTTTTCTTTTTGTTTTTCACTGTGTCATTCCTTTCTGCGGTGGAATTTCCTCCGCTTGTCATAGCTACACAGTTCGCCACTATAGCGAATTATTACGGCCAACTCGCATTCAGAATCCGTTCGGCGAATTCATATGCGGGCCAGCTATCACACGCATCCTCATGAAGTGACTCCTGTAGGAGGTCGTACACGTCATCAAGCGCGTCTGGAAGAGATCCGGAGACCTCTCTTACCCAGTCTATCTTTTCTATTGCAAGGACCACAAGGTCATAAGAGCTCATGCTATCCCGTCAAGTAAAAATAAACAAGTCTTACTATTTTACCCCAGATCAATCTCTGTAAGGGTTAATTGACTGCGAATCGACCGAAGAATCGTCTACACCGTCCGTAAATCCGCTGTTATATCCAGCCTCCCAGATCCCCGCAAGCAGCCCCCGAAGCTCCCTACTTCCCGCCAAAGCAGCCAAATCTACTGCCGGAGCGCCGGTATACGGGTTTCTCGATACGTAGTTTCGCACCCAGTAAAGATCTTCGCTCACCTAATACACACGCTTTTCTGTGTGCGCCCCACACACATTGCACCGATATCCACCGATGTCCTTGTCATCAATCCATTGGTGTCCAACAAAAAGACATCCCCAACTTCTTGACATCACATACCTCCAGAGTGCCTCAGGATACGATCCATAATCTCTTTACTTCTCTCCGGAGAGCTTAGCTCGGCGGGATAGTGGAAGAGTCCCACTTCTTCCGACTCCGATTCCGATTCCGATTCCGATTCCACAGAAACCTTGATTCGGCCCTTTCCATGCGAGTCTAAAATTCCGATCCGTCGCGCATACGCGATTCGATCGTGCACCGTTCTCACAGAAGGTAGCACCTGGACCTCCGCAATTAGGGCAGCAGGGTTGTTTACGCCGAACTCCACAGCCAGAGAATACAGCGAAGCAGTATGTTCGGTACGACTTCCTGGCGTAATTACGTCCGACCACCACTGCAAATGCGCTTTACAGTGCCTTCTCGCACTAACAACGTCTCCACCCGCCCCGGTGTCGGCCACCCCTCCGATTACCGCCTCGAGTAGTTCAAAGATGTTTCCGTAAATAAACCCGATCCTACGAGTCGCGGCCTCTTCGGTCTCCCCAAAAACAGGGAGCCGAAGATAGCCGAGGACTTGTAGTTCGTAACTTCCAGGTTCGTTACGGGAAATCCACCACTCAGAGACGAACCCATCTCCAGTATTTTTTAGTTCCACGGTCGCATAGAGAGGACTTCTCATGAATTCGTGTAGACCAGAGACGGTTTGTCCGTTAGGCATACGTACCTTTTCCGTTTAGTTACTGGTTCGCTTGAATACCTTAATGGCAATCTTGTCTACACCGAATGCAAGGAGCAGAGGCGCACCACCAGAAATGACAGCACCAATGATTAGTTGATACTGATCTACCGCAGTCGATACAACAAAGGTGTGAAACACGTTTGCAGTGATAGAAACTAGCGTAAACGCACCGATTGCTAGCCAAGTACCCAAAACTTTTTCACCACGTTCTCGTTCAATGAACAGAGCCAAAGTAAAGGCAATGATGGAGATGTCCAACATAATCGGTACGGCGAACTGGAGAGGGGGGTTATCGCCAACGGCCCATGCAGCTGCCGAGTACAGTCCCGAGAAGGAGATGTAGAACGAAGCTGCAGCCATGCTGGCAATAAGAACGAGAAGAAGCGACAAGACAAAAGGAGTGTCAGCGTGGAAACGTCTTGCACCCTTTGTTTCTACCCCACCACCAGCATCACCCGGCTTGGTGTCCTCAGAGAGAGGTGTCTCTTCTTCTACGTCATATATGGTTATTTCAGTTTTTAGTTCTGGTCCGTCGTGCGGATCAAATTCACTATTCACAATGTTTGCCAATCTACCCTCTGGCTTTGCAGGAGGGTTAGGAAGAAATGAAGGATCTCGTACCATGTACCCATTGTATCGGTTTTTTCTTATTTGAGCTTGCATTACAAAACATACCGTGCCTATAATCAAAGCAATAGCACTACCAACCAACAACCAACAAGGGAAGTGACATGACAAATAAACAAGAAAAGCTTCAATTGCTTTCGGACTACTATCCGTCTATTGCCAAGCACAAGTATTTGGCAACCAGGGCATACGGGTCTCGGTCCACTGATTCCGCAGCTCACGATGCTTCTAGGGAGTACACCAGACTTCTCGCAGAGTATTCCGCAAAGGGTGGCTCTCTTCTGAAGATGGCCGAGGCACTCGAGGTTGCCTACCCATCTCTACGCCGTCGTGTTATGACTGCCGGCATCCCGCCCCTCGAACGACACAAGAAGTCTGTTGCAACCAAGGAGCAGTACGCAGAAGCAATCGCGTACCTCAAAGACTCGAAGACTCACGGCACCGCGGTCTACCACAGTGCCATCTTCAACCTCTACAACAAGGGCCTCAGCCTTAATCGCCTCGCTAAAGAGATGGGCCTCAAGTCTGCGTACCCGCTGTACTACGGACTCAACAAAATGCGCATGCTAAACAAGGAGGTCATTTAATGCCTTACCAAGAAATAGGAGAAGCGACCACCCACCAATTTGTGGAGTGCAATAACGAATCCTGCTCCCTCTTCGAGGAGGAGCAAGAACACAAGATGCTTGTTAGCTACTCGATCGTAAGTGCTGCTGGAGAGTGGACCTGCACAAGCTGTCTAAAGCAGTACGAGTGGATTGGTGATTCTCCAGAGTTTGACGAGCCCGAATATCGGGACGAGGACTAAACAATGGACGATCTCATTGAAGAGATTGCTAGCACTTTAGCGGAAGCATATTCCGACACCACCACCCCCACCCCCACAGAACAGGATCGTCAAGCTGCAAGAAGCTTGATACCCATCCTTGAAGATCTAGCTCTTAGAGCTGTTCTCCAAGATCGACTCTCAACAGTAGAGTCTGCAATTCAAGTCAATTTAGAAGACCTCTAACGACAAAGGAAAATGACAAAATGATGATTTCCTGCCAAGCATGCAAGGGCCTCGGGTTCTTGCGAAGCATTACCGAGTATCGAGAGAACTACACCGTTACATGTAACACCTGCAACGGCACAGGCACCCTCTATGTAGAGGAAGTGCAACTATGCCAGTAATTGACATGACTGGACTCAACACCCAGACAGCCCCGATGGACGCAATAGAATCAATACTTGCGGACCACCAGGGCGGATTTATTAATCACGTTGAGGCTCTCAGCATCATCAACGCGATTGTCTGCGAATGGAGACAGTAATGACCAAAGCAGTAGCGGTAATTCCAACGAAGACGAACTTCTCGGGGCTACACACCATTGTCACGACACTCATTAAAGATCCAGCAGTAGAGAAGATTGTTGTTGTTGCCCACGGTCCGACAGCATTCTCCGAGTTACAACCTATGTATATGGGTAAGTCCAATAAAGTGACTCTTGACTATGGACATATAACTGCCGGGATCCACGACATGTGGAACATCGGGCTTAATAAGGCAGAGGAACTTGGCTGCCACGCTTTGTTCATAAATGACGACGTAGAGAGCGATCCTGACACAGCGACCATTCTTTGCAATGTTCTCGACAACAGCCCTGGTCTCGGGGGTGTCGGGCTTATCTGCCCCAACTACGACGGCCGAGTGATACCTCTCGGGCTCGAGCATGTTACAACAACCTGCGGTGCTCAATATGACGGAACTGGCGGTCTTGCAGGTTTTTATATGGCCCTCCACAAAGATCTTGTTCCGAAGTTTGAGTTCGACACCAGAATGAAGTGGTACTACGGAGATGATGATGTCCTCGCGTGGACCCTCTCTCAGGGGCGTGGAGTTGCAATCACGTCTAGAACTAATTGCTGGGGAAACGAGAGCAAGACTATTAAGCTCAATCCACCACCCAACTTCGCAGAAGACACTGAAAATGACCGACTGATCTACGAATCGAAATGGAAATAAAAGGAGAAAACAAATGAGCTACGCATATATTGACGATGACGGCGACTACATTCTGGCGTCTGCTGAAAAAGACAAGGATAGCGGGGCAATAGAAGATGTTCTTATCGAGGCCAATCACGTTGCCCTCCTCGAGCGTGACCGCATCGTTGCACTTCTCGAAGACCTGCGAACCGAACACTTATCCGCCAACGAGGGCGATCAGGCTGATGCAATAACCAAAGCTATCGCGCTTATCGAGGGGGATGATTAGTGCCTAGAAGTCTTACCAATGCCTACTGGATCGAGGTAGGTGTTCAGCGCGAACGTATGCGCATAGTTGAACTGCTGAAGCAGCATCAATGCAAGTTTACTGATGTAGAAGTAATTGAGTGCTGGTGTGGGAGCTTCAACGAGGCCATTGAGATAATCAAAGCAGACCAAATATCTCAAGATCACGATAGTCCGGCCATATCGGAGTATTACGATATTCAGGGAGAAAACAAGTGAGCAAAGAAAAATCTCCCCTCCGCCAGAAAGACATTCGCACTGGCGCAAAGGCCGAGCAAGATCGCATAATTTTGCTCTTCGAGTCCAGGCTATGCCCGACTCTCGATGGCCACGATTGGATAGACAACGAGCAGTGCTTATGCGATTCGTTCACCATTGAAGATATCGTTGCCATTATCAGAGGAGAGGAAGGCAATGTTTGAACTTAACTCACCAGAACATAAGGCTTACGCTTGGGGGTGCGAAGAGGGGGAACAAGCAGAGCGTGCACGTATTATTGCGCTACCTCTCGCTCACGAAATGTGGGGCGGTCAACACAGCTATGACTGCATAACTTGCTATAACATCAAGATTATTAAAGGAGAGACAGATGAGTGAGACACAGGGGGTCGTCGGACCGGACGGTGAGCGCATCCCATATAACATCCAGACGGATGCTGGTAAGAGGTTGTGGATATACCTCAACAACCAGCATGGCGCTGGCACTTGGGGACTCGCAGGAGAACTTATTCCCCTAATTGAGCAGCAGGTCGAAGAGCAAATGCAGAATAGGGCCCTCGACGATTTGCAATGGTTTGCCAAGGAGACAGGCGAATACGAACACTTCGACAATCCTCTTATCGATGGAGAGACCAAATGAGATCTTTATTCACTCCAGAAGAGGTAGCCCGCATCGAGGACAAAGCCTACAAGGTAGGTGTCGATATTGGGGTGCACCAAGAGCGTCTTCGCATCCTAAAAATAATTGAGAGCCAACTATGCACTTGCGTCCCTGACTGCGACATGGTAGACATATACGGTCCACAACTTATTGAACTCATCAAGGAGAAGAACAAATGACTGACGAATTCCAACAAGGCCAGCTAGCGGAGCGTGAGCGTATTTTTGCTCTACTCCAGGATCATGTTTGTCCAGGCTGTGAAGAGCAGTGGACTGAGTACAAACAAAATTGGATGAACGGTGCTCCAAAGCACGAGGGGTGTCGTGGGCTGCTCGAGACCATTGAACTTATAGAGACGGAGACCAAGTGAGAACATTTATGACAGCAAAAGAGTGGGTAGATGCCTACGCTAAGGGCCTATTGGAATCTCTCAATACTTCTTTCCCCAACAACATGAATGGTCACATCGAAGATCTTGCTGTGTGGACCGCAACATACTCAGATAATGTTTATTCATTTGTTAGCAGCCTGCCCCGCAGCTACGAAGTAGAAAAAGAAGATGAAGCCGAGCCCAGGACAAATACCATTAGTCCCGAGATCGAGCTTGGTGTTGCTGCGCTAGAGCTTGTTGTTCTCCGAGAGCGCGAGCGGATCATTGCGTTACTAGAAGATCATTTATCAGGTGCGCCAGAGCTTGATATTCCCTCCATCAGAAACATAGTTTCAATGATCAGGGAAGAAAAGGAATAACCCGCTCCTCTCAGTACCGCTTCGAGATCATCTTTATTTGATATATTGTTCTGTATTAAGAACAAAGGATAATAATGTCTTCAGACACCCTACATGTCGTGATGTTTAGTGGCGGTATTGGATCTTGGTATGCTGCCAAGCGGGTGTGTGATCGGTACGGTCCAGAGAATGTAGTTCTTCTTTTCTCGGATGTTCGAGGAGACAATCCAGAGAATCCCCACATCGGAGAAGATGAAGACACATATCGTTTTGTCAAAGAGTCTTCCGAAAAACTCGGAGCAGAGCTCGTTACGGTTATTGATGGTAGAAACATATGGGAAGTTTTTAGAGACAAAAAGTTTCTCGGCAACTCACGCATTGCGCCCTGCTCTCACGAACTAAAGCAGAAACCAGCAAAGAAGTGGATCCACGAAAACTGCGACGTAAACAACACTATTATCTACGTTGGCATTGACTGGAGTGAGTCCCACCGCATGAAGGCAGTAACGGCCGGCTATGCCCCCTGGAAGGTAGAAGCTCCGCTAATGGGCGCACCATTTCTCAAAAAGGAAGAGATGATTCGTCTTGCAGAGCTTGAAGGCATCACCCCTCCCCGGCTCTATGCCCTTGGATTTCCCCACAATAACTGCGGCGGTGGCTGCGTAAGATCCGGGCACAAGCAATTTAAACTTCTTCTTGAACAGATGCCAGATCGATACGCAGAGTGGGAGAAGCAAGAAGAGAAGATGCAAGACTTCCTTGGATCCAATGTCACTATCCTGCGTAGTCGTGTTGGTGGAACTACAACACCTCTAAGCCTTAAAGACTTTAGACAGCTCAATACAGAGAAGCCAGAGGAAATCGACATGACTGACGAAGGTGTAGATTGCAACTGCACATCTAGTTGGTTTGCAGACGAGAATGAAGGTAATAATGCTTAACCCACAAGAACGAATTAAGATGGCCGCGGACCGCCTCCGGAAGACCATAACCGAGTACGAAGAGTACATAGAGATTCTTGACAAGGCCTACGAGCTCCAAGCAAAGCAAGATCCAAAGTTTAAGCTCGGAGTCGAGGCATCGGAGAAGTACGCCCGTGCTCTGCAGCTCTCTAAAAAGATCATCGTAGATTGATGCAGCTTAGACAAAATAAAAACACCGGATATTGGACTGATACAGAAGACCCAAATCTACATCTCTCCGGGGTCCACGACATTTTGGTGTGTAGAAATTTCTGTGCAATCCACAATAAAACTTCTGATCACCCCCTAAAAGACGCTCCCCTAGAGTTTTGCGATGTCCGCGGGATTCTAACTAGGTCCTGTGAGCACGGCCTCACACACCCAGACTACGATGCAGCTCTTTACTACTACTCAGTAAACCTCAGCAACGAGACTGTTCATATATGTGATGGTTGCTGCGGGATCGATTGACTTTTTCTACAAACCTAAGATATATTTATTGTGGAGGTTGTAATGAATAACGAACAGACAATCCAAAGCTCTATTGAGAAGCTGAGAAAGATGCAGTCTAGCTATCTACTCCAGAATCACGAGACCCTCTCGGTCGGAGACAAGATGCTTAAGGACTCAATTCCCGCCACACTGACGCTTCTTCGGGTAGCTCTACGTGCGATCCAACTAGATCCAACACAGGGAGACACAACTACTGGTTATAGGAACGAGATCAACTTGGCCAGGGCGATTCTGATGTCTGGTGTAGTTCAACCTATCGAACTATTGGAAGACACTAACGACGACCCAGACTTCTAGGAAAACGATAGATCTTCTTTTTTCAGCTTCCCAGTTCGAATCTGTCTTCTTTCTTGTTCCGAGGAGCCGCCCCAGATACCAATCTCTTCGTCATTCTTAAGTGCCCAGTCTAGGCACTCAGGTTGATACGGGCATGTTTTACATATCTTTTTTGCAAGTCTTCCTAGGTGTTGCTCACCTTGTTCTGGAAAAAAACCATCTGGATCAGCCTCGGAGCACGGTGTAGCGCCCTTTTCTTTATTAAAAAAATCTGGCATTTCCATGTAGTTTGTCATGGCTAGAGTCTATTGACTGGTTAGGAAATAAGCAACTTATACCGGTCGAAGCTTCTTCTCGATCTTCTTAACATCAATAGTTGCCAGGTGACTGGTGATGTCTTCTACTCCAAAAGACACGACTAATTTTCCGCCGTGCTCAATTAGTCCAGAAGCAAACTCAATCCCTGGACCGTAGAATCGGAACTCAGGAGTCGTGGCTTCAATCTCACCGTTGGGCTTGTACAAAACAAATCTGTGTGTGTAGTCCTTAAGCAGCCCATCTTGATAGCCAAATGTCATCGCGTTATAGCTGCGCACTCTTTTTGTGTACAGCTGGTGACCCATTCCGATCAGCCCGATGCTGGTCTCAACAATATGAGATGTTCCCCTAAGATCATCCGGAACTTTTCTACTTTTTTTAATGTCTCTAAACTTGCCCCCAGATAGGACACAATCCGGCCCGTAAACAAAGTCAAAAGGCTTGGTCCCCGGAATGTACATCCAGTTCTTCTCAGGCTTTAGCTTACGCTTACCCGGGTACAGCGCGACCATCTCGGCCCTCAACTTGTCGGGGTCAAAGACAAACAAGCCCTGTCGTGCAATGTTCTGCTCCCGCTCCAACACGACACCCGTGAAGAACCACTGACCATCTACCCAGAATGGCTTAGCGTCTTCAACTCCTCGAACAAATCTAAACTCTTCCCAATCCCTAATGGCCACTTGCTTAGGCTCAGAGATAGTCAGGTCATCTGAAACCCACGACATCCACACTCGAGTTTTGATCGGCCCACCTTCAGTTACGTAGAGCTGACCAGAAGCGGGGGCAATGACATAGTTACTAGACCTGATAGTTGTCAACAGTCGACCATCACCGCCTCGAGCAATAGAAGGATTAGAAGCTGACCATGTTTTAACGTTTCTATCTGCTAAGCGACGGATCTGCCACGCTTCCCCACCCCACTTCCCAATCGTAGGGAATTCACCCTCATACATAGACGAGCCCGGGGTGTCGATCTACAACGCCAGAAACTTTTGTTGCCACAGCAAAGATGTTGTCTCCAAGTCTGTCTTCTCGAATTTTATATCCAGCAGCTTTAAGACGACCAATATCTTCTGATATCCCAGGCTCAAATGTGTTTTCTGTCCAGATCTCATATTCAAACCCAGCCCCAGACAATAGGGCACTAAGAGTGTCCACACTGTGTTCGTAGTTGTGTCTATACGGGCTGCGGTCCTTGTGGTACTGCATGAAAAAGTAAGGCTCAATGCCCCGCAACATTTTCCATAGTCCCCGCGAACTAGTGATGTTTGGAGTAGAGATAATCATCTTGCCTCCCACCGGTAGGACACGGTTTATCTCAGAAAGCATGAACATCGGATCTACGTCCATATGCTCAATAACTTCACAACACAGGACAAGACCGTATGTTTGATCTTTCGCTGGAAGAGGCGTACTCTCCAGGTTAACACTGTATCTCTTAGCTTCTCGGGAAAGTCCAGCCACTTCGCAGGTAAAAGATCCGGTTATTGTCTGAGACAGATCGAAGTTTGTAACTGATATGTCTGCATCAATCCCTAAAAGCTCGAGAGCCACAGGAATCACCGAACTAGTGCCTAGCTCAAGAATGGGCCCACTCTCATATGATTCAAGGATAACTTCTAGCGTTCGGGCATAACGTAATTTATGCGTAGCATCATATGAGTTTGCATTTTCTGGAATAAGCTGCTCAGTGACTTTTCTAACTTCAGATCTGATAGTTGATATATTCACACTATTAGTTTACTTGGATACAATAGATGTATGACTGAATTGAACACTGAGATTCTAAAATTAACTGATAGATGTGATCAGTGCTCGGCTCAGGCATACGTACAAGTTATGTTTGATACGGGAGAGTTACTATTCTGCGCTCATCACTGGACAGAGCACGCACCAATCGCTGCAGACAGAGCATCTAGAATCATTGATGAGCGCCACCGTCTTTCTCCTACAAAAGAACCGTACGGTGATCAAGAAGATTGATCAAACAAATAACCCCGTCTTTTGACGGGGTTATTTATTTATCTAGAGTTTAAATAAAATCTTTTAGTTCTTCAGACAACTTCTCATATGTTTTTGCACCAACAATTGTCTGAACTACTACTCCATTTTCGAAAACCAACATCGCGGGGATGCTTGTAACCCCATAGCTCCTAGCCACTTCTGGCGCATCTTCCACACTTAGTTTGGTGATTTTCAGCTTATCCTGCGCCTCCGAGAGTTCGTCTAGGACTGGAAACATAGCCTTACATGAACTGCACCAGGACCCCCAAAACTCCACGAGAGCCGGCCCAGAGCCTTCTAGGACATCTGATTTAAATGTTTCCTCAGTTAGATCTTGAACTTTACTCATTTGTTTCCTTCTTCTAGGTTTGATCTATTTTACGGCATAACTAACATTTAGTAAAAACATATCTACTATACAATAGATTTATGACTGGTTTTTTAGTTCCCGAGGAAAATGACCTCGCTCAAGCACTTATTGAGATTACCCAAAAATATGGGAAGTTTAACGACGACAACACAGGCGTCTGGGCGGGCTACACACCTGCCGCCGAGAACGTAGAGAACGCCAAGATTGGTGTCAAGTGTGGCAACTGCGTCTTCTTCAACTCACCTAATGGTTGCTCAATTATTGATTCTGAAGTAGAAGATGGCGGCCTGTGTCGCTTTGCCGTCCTACCAGATGGTGCGGTAACTGCCACCGCTGGATCTAAGCCGGCCCCAAAGAAAGATCAAATAAAAGGATCTGACAAGAACAAGGCTGGATCAGCCGACACAGGTGCCAGCGTTAGGTTCACAGAATCAATTATCTCGGCTCTAGAGAAGAAGGTAGAAGACCACAACGCCAAAGCTAAAAATGGTCGTAAGGTCAACCTTCGGATGCTCAAGGCTGTCTACCGTCGTGGTGCTGGTGCATTCTCCACCTCCCACCGCCCAGACCAAAACCGTAACTCGTGGGCCATGGCTCGAGTAAATGCGTTCCTCAAGCTTGTAAAGTCTGGTAAGCCCACCAACGCAAAGTACGTATCAGACAACGATCTACTCCCCAAAGCCCACCCTCGTAGTTCAGAGGCAGCCAACATCTCCCCGTTGCTGGCTTCTATGTTTGCCACCCTCAACGAGGAAGAGTGCCCACCCGCCACACAGGACATCCAACTAAACCTCAAAAACCGTCAGAACGCCATCGACAACGTAGGTTACGGCCCGCTAAATCCCAAAGAACCCAACGATGAGTTCTGGCAGGACAAGGCAGATAAGTGGAAGACCACTGTAGAAGAGGCTAGAACTACGACCTGCGCTACTTGCGTATTCTTTGTCCGCACCCCCGAGATGTTAGATTGCATCGCTACAGGAATCGAGCAGGGCGGATCTTCCGGCGGAGATGCCGACTCCGCAATCGATCAAGCTGAGCTCGGATACTGCGAAGCTCTGGACTTTAAGTGCGCAGCATCTCGCACCTGCAACGCCTGGGCTGTCGGCGGACCAATCGAGTAGTATTTACCGTCTCGATCCTAGTTAAATATCTGCTATTCTCGTAGTGGGCCCGAGCACGGCCCTTCCTACAACAGAAAGCAGGATAGCTATGTCTATTTTAGAAACATCAGTAATGATGAAAAACATTATCAAAGAAGAAGTTGAGTCAGATCTTGAGAGAATGACAGAACTTTTCAAGATGATGGGCAAGCCAGAAAAAGTAAATGCCATAGGTAAAGACTCGTCTAGTTTCGATGACAAAGATATTTCCTGGCTTTTCTTTTTAATGTCCAGCAGCATTAGACACAAGGTAGATACTCTTACCTACGAAAAAGAAAACCCAAACGTGAGGGAGCCTTGGAGCAAAAAATGGAATGTGTCAGAGTCTGAAATTACAGACGAGTACTATGAAGACACTATTATCGGGCAGACAGAAATTTATGGATGGCATCCCGTCTTCCCGCTAATCCAACACTATAGGTCCTACGACAATGGAAACCCCGGAATTACTGATAATTCGCATCGGGGGGATCACATCTCCATCCCCATCTATTCTGAGCACGGCTGGGAAATTTATGTCATGGACATCTCTTTTCACAAAGGTGACATGATTTGGGAAATTATTGGATTCCCCTATCGACCAGTAGAAGTTAAAGAAGAGCTCCACAGAATTCTTTGTAGATACGAAACTCGCTAACAGAGCTTTGTAAAAAAAGAGAGCCCCCTCCTAAGAGGGGGTTTTCTTTTTGCGGACTAGTCTTTAAGACCGCACTTGCATTCTGTGCAGCAACACATAACTGCTCCTAGTGCTTGCTAGATGATGTAGCGTTAACTTCGTAAGAAGTGTTTGTTGATTCAAAGAAGTTGACCAACTGCAAAGTATCGTTGGCTGCTGCCATCCACTTTGCGGGGTTTGTCACGTTGTAGTGCGGGCCAAAGCCGAGCTCCTCAAGACGACGGTCTGCAAGGTACTTGGTGTACTGCGTAGCGTAGTCAGCATTTAGACCGAGGATTCCATTGGGGAACTGATCCTTGTTGTACGCCGTCTCCATGTCGACAGCGTCCAAAATCATTTGCTTGATCTCAGCAGCAAATTCTTCAGTCACGATGTCGGGGTTCTCGTCCAGGATGGTCACAACAAGGTTGACACCAAACTTGAGGTGCAGACTCTCGTCACGAACAATCCAGTCAACGAGCGAACCAAAGTTACGCAGCAGGTTGCGCTGGCGGAAGCTGAGCGCCACCATGAAGCCCGAGTAGAACCAGATGCCCTCCATGATGACCGAGTAAGCGACAAGGTTACGGACGAAGTCCTGCTTGCCTTCTACGGTCTCAATGTCAAGAGTCTCTTCGGTCATGCGCGTGATGAACTTGACCTCAAAGTCTTCCTTGGCTTTGATGCTGGGAACCGAGACGTGTTGGTTGTAGATTTCTGCGCGATCAACGGGGAAGGTTTCGAGAACGTACTCGAACGACATGCAGTGGTTTGCTTCTTCCCACATCTGCTTCGCGAGGTACAGGTGGCACTCGGGTGCGTTCAGATATGGGTACACGCCAAAGGCAAGAGCCTTGTTTACAATCAGCTCCGAGGGGTTAAAGAACGACATCAAGAATGTGATGGCGTGCTGCTCTTCCTCAGACATCTTCTTGAAGTCGGCAATATCTTCTCCGAGCTGAATTTCGTTAGGGAACCACGTGTTCGCTACGGCCTGGTCGTACAGATCCATTGCCCACTGGTATTTGACTGGCTTGAGGAGGAGGCCCTCCTGGATTCCTTTTCCGAGGATTCCCATGGTGTTACCTTTCTGAGTTGTTTGGAACAAGGATGCCGTTGAGGACAACCGTGTCTTTGTTTTCTTGTGTGATGTTGTATATGTCTGAGTATCTGTAGTCATCAATTACTTGAGCTATCTTCGGATAATCAATGCTTCTTCTGGTGTAGTTGATCTCGGGGAACGAGTGGTTAACTACGGGGATATTCATTTTTCTTAGGTTCTGCACCCACGTATTGGCCAAACGAAAAGTGTAGTGAGCTCTTCCAAGATCACTATTTTTTATTACTCGAGCGTCTCCGCCAAGCGTATGACTGAATAGTTTCAGTCTTTTTAGGAAGTCATAATTTTCTGAGTAAATATCCCAGATCGGCCTGATTCCCACTTTTCTTTTGATAAGACCAGAATCAAAAAGTCCAGCTAGCCACTCCAGCTTTGTCTCGAGTGAGTATCTAAAATCGAGGGGGATTTCATAGTCTTCAGGCATACTGTCTAAAAACTTAAGACTTCTTTTTTGATCTAGTTCTGTATTTAGTTGTAGAAGTTGTAGAGACTGCCGCCTAACTCCGTAGACTGCAGATCTTGCAAGAACTTTGTCTCCCAGTCGAAACTTCTCAGCTCCGGAGTAGTAGCCGTGTGTATATGAGTAGGGAAACTCTTCAGCCCCACCCGGAACTACTGGATACCAACCCTTGATGAGTCGATCACCGGGAGCCAGGTATCTCGCTTCCTGGTTATGCACTGCAGTGACGTAGTAGTCACGTTGGATCCGAAATTCAAAGTCTGCTGCACACTCAATTTCAGTACCAGAAACAAGCTCTATCCGAATAACTTTTTGTTGTTCAGCTAGTTTTTGCGCAACTGCTGGAGTGTATTCCCCGCCATTCCACACTAAAAATGGAGAACCAGTTAGTGATAAAATCTCCCGATAACCTTCAGAAGTAAGAACTAAGGTCTCCGGAGTTACGCCTGTCATATAGTCATTTTATAAGATTAGTTGGCCCGGCGCTCGACTCTAGCAACGATCGAGGAGCACCGGGCCGGACCCGTTTCGGGGTCGTGCCTATTGGCACCCCTCGCACTGGAACTCATCCATCGGGTCGATTGGGACCTGGTATTCGCCAAGGGTTGTTATTTTTTCGTTCATATATGACCTCCAGGTGAGATGAAAATTGACCAAGGAAACTTGGCCATTTTGCTGATATTTATTGGGTTTTATCTAGTGTAGCACCTCGTAAAATCTTGCGAGCTATTATAAAAATTGTTATTATATACTGCCAACTTCTCATATAGATTTAGTAACACTAAACCCCCTCCAATATATTTTCAAGAGGGGGCTTAGCTTTTGTGAGGTAGCGAAATTCACAATGCCGGGCAGCAGGGGAGCTGCGCCTTGGCTACTTCTATTCTAAATCACCGGGATCTCATCGTCACAGTAGAAGATCTAGAACAGTTTAATAGCTTCTAAAATAGAAGTATCTTGTATGAGATGGCCGCGAGGCCAGTTAGGAGCTGAATGATTCCAATGTTCAAACTCACCCAACGAAAGGTTAACTGGCAACTACATAGGCGGTGATCCAGAATCTGACACCAAACCCCCCGGCATATATCGGCCAGGGGGTTTTGTGTTGTCAGGAGTGCGGGACTTGAACCCGCGACCGACGGATTATGAGTCCGCTGCTCTAACCGGCTGAGCTAACTCCCGGTGTCCCCTCGGAGAGATTCGAACTCCCGGCCGGATGGGTAGAAACCATACGCTCTTCCGCTGAGCTACGAGGGGTCTGGGCCCCCTACCGGAATCGAACCGATGACATCGATATTACAAGTATCGCGCTCTACCAACTGAGCTAAGGAGGCTGGACCAGGGATATCGCTTACCCTGGGGGCGGCCGACTGTCGGCAGGTAACTTAGCTAATTTTACCTATGGAGCAATTCTACCATTCTTGTTAAAAAAGTAGTGTGTGTCCGGGAACATTAGAGAAAAGTACTCTTCCATCTTGCGAGCGACCTGTTCGATCTCCCACTGGGGCTTGGTCTCAAACTGGGCGTTCTCAGCATCAACTCGTAATGACAGGAATGCCATCAAGCTTCGAGCATTGCATGTCGCATACATCTGACTGTAGAGACCAACAGGGAGCACAGATCGAGCAACTTCGTTAGCAGCACCCTCACGCAGAAGAGCTTTGTAGATCCCCCAGGAGTGAGAGTATGCAGTCATCATTTCGTGATTTACCATCGTAGTCATAGACGGGTGCCCGTCAACAAGCTTCGGATGGGCAGAGGATCCTTCCTGGACTAGAGGCCTCGTTGGTGGGTACGCATAGAAAACCGGATCCATCTCTTTGTATCGCGCAGAGACCTCGTTATAGGACCAGCCAATACGGTGACGTTGGAACTCACGGAATACAAATATAGGAGCAGAGATCTTGAAGGTCATCGAGTTGTGCTCAAAGGGTGAGCCGTGGCGATTCTTTACAAGATACCCAAGTAGTTTGGCATTCTCTTCTTCAGTGTATGCATCGGCCACAGCGCCAGTAGATACTCGAGCAGCATCTGCAATTATTTTATCGCTTCCGGAGTATTGAACAAGCTCTACTTCTAGTTCACTGGTAAAAATCACTTGTCTTCTATTTCCTTTTCAACTCTGGCAATTTCCCACTCAAGATACATCTGAGCTTTACGTAAATCTTCTAACTCTCTGCCCTTAAATGGGGCACGGAGAATGTATTTGATGATGTTCCCCCGGAGGAAAGACTCGTGTTTTGTGATCTCAATAACTTCAATACCACTTGGGTGAAAGTAATGAGATGGTTGGCGTACCGGATCATTCGTCATCTTGATTGTCCCAATCCGTAATGTCTACGACGCTCATCATGACTAGATATTCTCGACCCTCATATAGATAGGTGAGCATTGTCCCCTCTGCAACGACAATCCCGGCCTCAACCATCTCATCTCGAATAAGGATCTTAATAGCGTTCTCCTGCATGGCAGAAGTCTAACATAAGACTTTTGGTAGCGGTGATGAGATTCGAACTCACACTGGCACGGACCTAAACCGTGTGCCTCTGCCATTGGGCTACACCGCCGTCGGGACGACAGGATTTGAACCTGCGACTTCTGCGTCCCAAACGCAGCGCTCTACCAAGCTGAGCTACATCCCGTTCTGTAAACAGTAACACACATAAAAAACCCCCGGAGGAAAAGATCCCGGGGGTTTTTAGTTGAGTGGGTGGATTGCGTTTTACCACCACGGGGTCCCAGCAATACAGTATGTACCGCACCCGACCACCTCTTTTACCCGCTAAGGCAGGGCGCTAACCCGAGGTGTGCTTTAGGTCCTTACTGGAAAGACACATTCAGCCATCACTCCGCTTGATCCGTCGATCTTGCGTTATAAATACTTTAGCACAAATTTAGAAACAATGTAGTCAAATTGCGCCGCTCCTAGGAATTGAACCTAGTCTCACGGTTTTGGAGACCGTCGTGCTACCGTAACACTTGAGCGACAAAAAGAAGCAGACCCGATGGTCACGAATGTGGTCGGGTCTGCTTTTTTATTTTAGCTTACTTCTGGCTGTTGCCGGCATTCGCGATAGCGAGTGTTGCGAACGGGGCACCCAGGTTACCGACAACGGCAAGACCTATGATAAGCCACAGGGGAGCTTCCGTTCCAGAAGCAACAACACCAACTGCAGCGTTGCTTACAACTAGAGAGATCAGACCGTAGACGGCATATGCAATCTTGCGGTTTTTTGCCTTCGGGATCAAGATCCCAAGAGCGTCGTGAGCGGCAGTATTTGCGGCATCAGGGAGTGGCTTTACTTCTGGCATTACTGGATCCTTTACAGGTTTAGTGGGCTTAGATGGTCGTGTAGGGCGAGTGGGTTTTGCGGGCTTTTCAGGTTTTTCTGGGACAACAACCTCTGGTTTTTCCGGGACTGGTGGAGTTGGCACTACAGGAGGCACAACAGGCTCAGGCTTTACAGGCTCTGGCTTTACTGGCGCTGGTGGTGGGGTTGGGGCAGGTGCCGCCGTATCTTCTTTCAAAGACTGAACAAATCCAGCCCACGACAGGGGACCAAGAACTCCATCAACTACCCCGGGAGGGCCGTAGTTACCATTCTTTTGACCGTATAGCTGCACCCCTCGGTAGGTCTTCGGTCCAGGAATTCCATCAATTGCTCCGTCATATAGTCCATACTTGGCCAACCACGTCTGAGTGGCTCTCCAAGACTTAGGACCAAAAATACCATCAACAACACCGCTATAGAGTCCAACATTTGCAAGTATCTGCTGAGCAGCTGCCATACTCGCACCGATTCCAGAGGAAGTCGTGCTTCCACCTGAACCACCCTGAACATAGTCAAGAGGGTTTACCCGACGACCACTTGGATCAATAAGGTGCCAGTGTACGTGGGGTCCGGTGCTATTTCCGGTATTTCCCGTGTACCCAATAACCTGCCCCTGAGCGTAGTTTCCTTCGGCAACAAAACTGTTGAGGTGCAAATACTCGTCAATGAACCCGTTGCCGTGGTGGAAGCGAATGTAGTTTCCAAACCCATTACCGTTATCGGGGCGGTTCTCCAGGCGACCAGCAATCGGGGCAGGAATTGGGGTATTCATTCCAGTGGCATAGTCAATACCGCCCCGCGATCCACGGGCAATATGGTCGGCCCAGTCATCGCTCATGCGATACCCGGAAAGGGTATTAATGTAGCTCATATTTTCCAATCTATTTATTGTGTTAGTTAGGTATGTTTTATCTTGTGTAATACCAGTGTATCACCAGTAAAAACACACCTGTCTGGAGTAACTGTAAAATCTACGAAGCGTAGCCTTTATCGAGGGTCGCATAGTAAGTAGTGCCAATGTAAGAAATTGTAAGAATGTCAGTAGCGCCACCAGCCGTAGACAGTGTCTTTACACCACCAGCAAACTTCATAGTAGAGGTTAAAAGACGACCACCCGTCCCATCTTGAGTGAGCACAAGTTTGATTGTCTGTCCACTAAGAGGAGAAGTAAATCCATTGATGGTGACATTGCCAGTCAATGTTGTGGTCTGGATTGGACCGTTAATCGCATTCGGGGCAAGAGTTGCTGCATACGTCAATGCATAAACAGTCTCTCGTATTGTTGCAGCCTCTGCTCTATCGGCAGCAGCCTCAATTTCAGCAAGGTAGGCGTCTGCAAGTGCAGTACCGGCATCAGGCAAATTTGTCGTCGAGTCGACATCTACTAGTTCATCGAAATCAAATGGACCCGCCCCAGCCGGAAGAATCACATCTCTACGAAGAGGGGATCTGCTGTCTGACCAAATAATAATTTTCCAGTAACAATCGGCTGGGATGGCAGCAAGCTGAAGATCAGGCTGTGGAGTCCCATTAATAATGTCTATTGTTACTGGAGCAGGGAAAATTACATCTTCGCCAGAATAACGAACGGCCCTTTGGGTACCTCGATATACGTAAGCAGATACGGTGGCATTGACCGGAGTTGTACCACCGAGAATATCTTTCAGTGTGCTCAAGTTGATAACGGGCATGGAAGCTCCAGGATTAGAAAACTATATGTTCTATTCTACCCGAGATAGTACTCAACGTTCTTTTTTAGTCTCTCATGTTCAGGATTCAAATTTAAAGCTTCAAGCCCATATTTACGAGCCCTCTCGACATCACCAAGCACCCACGCACAAATACCGGCCACATCTAAAATTTCCCACCCCCAGGCCCAGTCTTCACACATATATTGCAGAGGACGCTCGGTAATGGTAAGTGCCTGTTCGGCATACATTAAACCTTGTTCAAAGCTTTCGGAGTGATAACAAAGGGTGGCCATTCTGACATACCCCTCTCTTCGCTCCGGGGCCTCTTGAATTGCCAGCGAAGCCCACTGCCTGGCCTCTACTAGATCATCTACGCACCTAGAAATAAGAATATAAGCGTCAGAACGATCGCCAGCCCAAGTAGCCCCGGGAAGAGCAAGAAAATCGCTGAGTTGCTTGGCTGCTTCTTTAAATCGACTCCGGTAGTAAAGCTCTCTACCGTAGTAGAAAGACATACGCGCATCAGTAGGTTCGTCTTTTACCGCCCTCTCCAGGAGAGATAAGTACTGATCACGAGACTTAGTCCGGTCCGGGTGGTGTTGCATTTCTAGATTTACCCACCCCTGAACATCCTCGATCCCGGTCGGTACCAGAAGTTCGTGTATAGGGTGTTTCCACACAAAACCGTTACGAGCGTGGATACGGTTCCCACCAAATTGAAAGGCCGGAGTGCCGTCAGGATTAAATGAGAAGGTAAATGTGTGTCGAGGTGTAGTTATATTCGATCCTTCGATCTTCTCGAGCTCTTCTCTCCATCCCGGCATCAAGATCTCATCAGCGTCCATAGAGATACAAAAATCAATATCTGCTGGCAGCAATGCCATAGCAGTATTTCGGGCAACATCAAATCTCCATGGATTGATATGCGCCTTGTGGATCGCTATGCCAAGACGCTCGGCAATCTCAACGGTGCTGTCTGTAGATCCGGTATCTAAAATTAGATGGTAGTCGGCCTCTTTAGAAGATTCATACCATCGCTCCACATGGTTTTCCTCGTTGAGAGCAATTGTGTATACCGCGATCTTCACTGATCTTGTTCCTGGACAGCCCTAAGTTTTTCGTGGTAGACCGCATAAGCAGTAAATGCTCGTGCATCCTCCATTAGTTGTTCTGGTGTTCTATCAAGATCATCTTCTACACAGAAAGACCAGCTGCCTACTTTTACGTAGGTAAAGTTGCCTGATTTTTCTTCAACGACAATCTCTGGTAGATCTTCACTATCAAAAATCGCACTCACTTTATTTTCCTATCTAGCCATCTGACTAAGCGAGGACCAGTCGTCTCCACTAAGAGATGACGGTGTCTTAGTTTTAATTTCATACCCATAAATTTGAGCGTCAGATCCAACACCTTCGATGTGGACTCCTCGGTCTCGTAGCTTACGAGTAAAGGAAATCTGAGTCATCGGCCTTTCACCGCGTTCTTCAGACCACCAAGAATAGATTGTACGCGCTTTTTTAACACTTGTAATTTTTCCAGGAGCCTCAACAAGCTCTTCACGGATAAACATTGCCATACGGTCTTCATCGCTTCGGTATGAGTTTGTTGCGTTGAGCACAACAGTGCATGTCTCGGGAGCCAGTGGATCAAGCTCTTTGGATGCAAAAAAATCTACTGCACCCTGGACAGCCCAAGACAGCAGCACCCGGAGACCTATCTCTGGGTCTGACAAAAATGCCTTGAGTGTGGGGTCAGACTTCTCGGGGATGCGGTCCCATGGGAGAGCACGCATACGTCGCCACATGGCATCGTCAGTAATAATCGGACGGTGGTTTGTAGTAATCCACAACTTGGCCTGTGACTCAAAGTTAATTGGCTTTTCTCCAGGGGAGCGAGCCGAGATCGTTGCCGAACCAGTAAGACGCTTAATCGCGTTCTCCTTGAGTCGCTCAGTCTCAGGCAATTCGTCAACCCACACAACACGCTTACCACGAAGTTCAGCGTAGTGATACGAGTCTGTGTTGGTGCTGCGACCATCGTCTTGAGCAAGTACCGTGGACTCCATCGGATAGGCGTATTCAGACATTCCAAGAGCCTTGCAGAATGACTCAATAAATGTGTTCTTACCCGACCCTGGACGGCCGTGAATCAAAAACATAATGTCAAGATCATTAAGACCAGTCATGCTGTATCCAACAGCACGCTGCAAGTACGCTTGATATTCTTTGTCGCCATATGTAGCAAAGTCCAAGAACTCCTGCCACCGAGGGTGGGTCAATCCTGGGGTGTACGCCACGGGGGAGTGTCGAGTGATGTGGAGCTCTGGTACACCCCGCATCAGCTCACCAGTACGGAGATTCACAACTCCGTTGGCAACACCAAAAAGCTCTACATTACTGTCCCACTGAGAGACAGGTACCTGAATACGAGTATCGGACGTGGCATTATCAATTGCTGATTTCATTCTTGCAGCAGACTTTGCTTGTTTTGAGAAAGAGATAATCTCGTTCTTCTTGTCGATGTCTTCATATTCAATAGTCTCGCTAGCAATCATGGACGAGAGCTTTTTCGACAATTCTCGGATTTGGAGATTTTCTGGATCACGACGCCAATGTGTGCCGTCCCACACATGCCACCCCAGCACCGGCGTGTATCGAATGCCGGCTACAAAACTATCTACAAGACGACGTCCGTTACCGACATCTGTGAGCGATCGCTGCTTTTTATTTCCACCGTCGTCCGAAGATATGGCATCCGGGTCAAGGGGAATGTCCATGTTTCGAAAAGATGATGCATCCATGATGGATGATCCGGCTTTTACTCCGTATTCGACAGCATTACCGATGGTCCCCGGTTCAGATGTAATTTCAATGTCATCATCACGATCAGCAGTATCTACCGATGATGTTGAAGATCCGGGAGATCGAAACGACTCCTTTCCCATATTTTCTGCGGTTCGTTTTTGCCACTCAGCAAGCTCGGGATTCCCTCTCAGATGCTTGGGATTTTCGTCAACAAACTGAATAGCACGGCGAACATGCATCAAGAGACTGTTTGATCCCTCCAGTTCCATGGGAGGATTGATCTTCTCGTGATTGAAGCGAATCATCATCGTCTCGATAAAAGTCTGAGACATCGAGTCAGTCCCATACTTATTTGCAAGAGCGCAGGCAAGAGCGTATACCGTTACTGCACGGCTACCTTCTTCAATACCTTCTTCAAGAATTTCTTGGATGTTGAACTTCTGTCCTTTATAAGACAGACCGTCAAATGCGGACCAGTCCGTTTCACCAAGTTCCGTGCTATACGAGCCGGCAATTCCGTCAGACGATGTTCGACCGCTTCTTCTTCGATCTCTCAGAAACTCCAACATCTCTTCTGTGATTTCGGCCATCTCCATTTCCCACGGAGCGTGGCCAGGCTTCCACTCGTACTCAACGCCCGACTGGTGTCTAGATGGAGCAAGTAGGACATACCCCACATGTTTAATGTCAATTCCCGGCAGGTTGTCTTCTTTTGTGAATCTTCCCTTGAGGGCAACCCCCGGAGGGCACCTAAAGAAGAGGTGACGACCACGGGCAATTTTTTTCTTTTTATCGGAGTATGCGCCAGTGATTGCTTCGACTGTCTCGGGTATCTCTCCGTTGACGCGCTGCATCATAATTTCGAATGACTCAAAACCGCCATTTCGCGGATCAATGTCGATAACAAAAAATCCCGACAGACTGCAGTTGACAGCTACGTTATTTTCTGGTTGCGCCCGCCACCAATTTTCAATAGTTACTTGATCATCAGTTGCAAGATTTTGCCACTCTTTAAGTGCTGCATGCTTTCCAATGTCTTTGGGGTCGGTGTGAGTCCCGTGGCATGTACACGACCCATCGGAGCTAATTCCGTAGCATTTCAGAAGTTTCCACCCCTGAGAGGCGTACCATGATGCTCCTTTTAGAAGCTTATTTTCGTCATTCACGTAGTGTCCTGTTGGTGAGTAGGAGTGGGTAAAAATCTGGTTCGACCATCGTAGCACGCTGCAGCCCCAAGTGAGCAAGCCCAAAATAAGTTATTATTGTATTAGCTGTTTTCCACATTCTCATAGGACCGAGTTCATGACTTTCCCCGTTGATCGCGACCCCACGCCCGGGGAACTTCGAATTATGTTCGAAACCATCATGTCTAGTTTACGTGAAGTAAAAGAAACTATGGCCACAAAAGAGTTTGTTAACGCTAAATTTGACACGTACAATGAGCGCATGGGGCGTCTCGAGAGTGACCTAAAAAAGTGGGAACTCGAGTCATCTAAGAGTCAAAGTAATCTTCGTCAAGAGCTTCTCAATAACATTAGAGACCACAAGCAAGATAACACCGAAGAGCACGCAGATCTCCACACCAGGATTAATGAGATTGAAGCAGCGAAGCTGGAGCTAGACAAGCACAAGAGGTCGAGAACACTTGCTATTACTCTCTCTATGGTTGGTGCCGGCCTATCTCTCTTAGTCAGTATTATCTCCGCAGTAGTCATTAATAGTCTCATCCCTTAGTAGAGACTTCTCTCCAAACATACGTTAGTATGTTCAGAGGCACATCCTTGCCGATTGGAGAAGAAATGACATCACCACTACTAGAAAAGCTGCAGAGTGTCTCGGCTCGGAAAAAGTCGGATCGATGCAAATACCAGCTGATCCTAGACAAGCTAGACGAAGAGACAAAAACATATATTGCTGAGTGCATTAATCTACCTCAGCGACACCCGAGAAAACTTAGCTACGCGTCGCTATCTCGAGTCTTGTCCTCCGAAGATCACAACATCGGCTCCACGGCGATAGGTCTGCACTACAACAGACACTGTACCTGCGCATGGGAAGACGAAACTAATGAGTGACGACATCAAAAAGAAACTGGAAGAACTGGCCAGTCCAGGTACCTCCGGGTCAGATACTCGAATGTCTAATACTCCAGAGAATTGGCGTCCTCGATCCGAGATTGGGTCTGACGGTGGATTTGCCATCTCATCTCCTCGGCCACTTGGAAATACCCCGGGGGCAGAAGAAATTCTCGTCGAGCACGGCCTAGACCCCGCTGAGTGGGTAGTTACCTCAGCACGCCACGGTAAGTGGCAAACATTCAACGGGGATTGGCTTGAGTCATCGCGTATCAATATCTCTCCAGCAACTCACAACCCCAACGGGCGTGATTTCGATCTCGAGCAGCTTGTAGATGAAATTAAAAAGTGGAAGCCAGGGAAGGGAATAAAAAATGTCGGAGGAGATGGAGCCTATCTCCATGTCGGAGCTGATAAGCAGCTTGGAAAGAGAGCCGGATCTGGAGGAACTGCGCAAACTGTTGAGCGGATCCTCAGGGGCACAGAAGGGTCTGTTCTCCGGCTTGAAGGACTTCGACGATACGGGCTCTCTCTGGGAACCATTGTAATTCCAGAAGTTGGAGACCACGTCGAAGGAAACGTTTCACAGAACGGACGACTCCAGGGCCAGGCAGCTTCAGACCTCGGACAGACGGAACAGGTCCGCGTAGGCCGTCGTCTTTTGCTTCAGCAAATTAAAACTTTTGCTCCACTCGCTGAGCGTATTGTTGTGCCTGTGGTGAATGGTAATCACGATGAAGTAACTCGTCAGGTGGCTGCAGATCCCGCAGATGGGTGGAACGTAGAGATTGCCTCGGCAGTAGAAGATGCTTGCCGGGAAAATTCTGATCTTGCCCACGTGGAGTTTCGTTACCCCGCGGCCGGCCACCAGACTCTTGCTGTAGACATTAATGGCACAATGCTAGGTCTTTTCCACGGGCACCAATTCACCACCGATGTGAAGAAATACCTATCAGGTCAGATGCTCGGTCAGACTGCTCTTGGAGGTTGTGATGTTTGGATCTCCGGACACTACCACCACTTCAAGAGTCTCGACGTGGGACATCGTTTCTGGGTACAGGCTCCTACAGTTGACCCCGGCTCAGATTGGTTCCGTGACCGGGCTGGAGATCAGTCAAGGCCGGGAGTTCTCACATTGGTTATAGGTGGCTCTTATGATCCACGAGAATTTATTGGCGTTATTCCAGCTCTTTAATTTTGGCCTGTAGGGCCATGTAAGCCTCAATAGCATTTGCACTAGTTCTACTTGTCCAGTAGAAGCCACAGCTGCTGCATGTGACAACCTTCTTTGTTGTCCATCGCCCACCACCAGGGATGTCTACTTCTTTAGTCCGTAGATCTTCGGTCTTTGCCTCACAGTTGAGACATGTCGGAGCTATGCCTTCTTTAGTTCTTCTAACTTCCTGACCCTCTTCAGAGATAGATAGTGCCTCTCTAATTTCATTTTCATCTTTGCCACCCCACACTCCCCAGATTTCTTTATTGTTGAGGGCCCAAGCGAGACACTGGCTGCGAACAGGGCAGTGGGTGCAGACCTCTTTGGCATCCTCTATTTCTTCGGGAACCTCAGAGAAAAAGTAGTCTCTATATTCAATAAAATCTGGGCTAGCGCAGGTCCCGTCTCTCTGCCAATCTAATGAATTATTGTCGTCACTAAGCAAGCGTTGATACCTCCACCCATGTGATGGGCTGAACTTCGTCTACTGCTTCCCCGTACTCAGTCTCTCCAGACTGATCGCATGCAAATAATTCATAGGATCCGTCAACTTCTCCGGCCCATCCCTGCAGCATTGTCCAGTCATTAATGGCTCTATATGCCTGGCCTAGGCCGTCAGCTACGCCATCTCTTTGAATGGCAGAGGCTAGAGCCCTTCGAACTACCTCGTTCTCAAGATCTATATGCCCCACTGTGTAATACAAAACACACGCATATGTTAACTTTGCAGATCCACCCACTCCAGTCCACTCGGACCAGAGGCTTTCACCTTTTCTACTAATATCCATACATTTAGTATATAGAAAAATAACAAAAAATTAGGTCATCTTTAGTTTTTTTAAAGATGACCTAATTATGTGAGAAGTTGTATTACTTGACTCTTTTCTCTAAATTATACGGAGAATAGTGAGTCCCATCGAGGACCGGGTTCTTGTTGTCAGTAGATTTGAAGATGATATCTCCATATCTAATTGCAACAATTTTTCCTACTCGACCATTGTGGATCTGACCTGTTTTACCAGAAAAAGCTTGGGCCTTGATGCGAACGGTATCTGCAACTTTAATTTGTCCGGGAATAACGTCAACCCATACTTCTTCTTCGTCTGCTTCAGGCTCCACCAACGTGTGACCCAGAGCAAGACGAGAAACGAGGGAAAGTGCCTTCTCTGCAACACCTGGATCTACCGTAGTTCCAATACTCTCCCAGGCGTCTAAGATCCTACCAACCTCACTCCTAACTAGGGGATCCTTTATTCCGGCTTCATCAAGCTGAGAGATAACCCATGTTTTGTCGACATTTCTGCCAATGTGTTCTGCCATTTTTCCTACCTAAATAAAATTGGGGGCTAGGTATTATCCTAGCCCCCGTCGAGATTATTGTTTAGAACGGAGGAGCCGGAGGTACGGCTGCAGGAGCGCTTGCAAATGCCATTGGCTGCTCTACAGCAGACGCAGGTGCGGGTGCAGGTGCGGGTGCAGGTGCGGGTGCAGGAGCCGAAGCAACCGCGGGTGTAGGGGAGCCTACCGCGAGACCAGCCGGCATGTACCGACGAATCTCGTTGCTCTTCTTACCTTGGTACTCCTTGGTGCCCAAAGTACCTCGGAACGTACGACCAACCATCGCAGCAGCGATCTGCTCAGTCGATGGCTCCTGATCGAAGAACGGCTGTCCAAGACCAAGAGAACCCATCTTGCCAAAGAAGATACCCATTGCGCTTGAGTTGTCGTTTGAGACAACCAAGTTATCCCAAACAAGACGGCGAGCATGCGCACCGCCCTGAATTTCATTCTTGGTGCTGAACATGAGCTTGCCGGTGCTGGTCGTCTTAATAACAGACTCAAGCACCTTCAACTCATAGTCACCATCTGGAAGTGGCTCGTAGCTACTTACGCCTCCAGAAGCCTTAGCTTCCCGCATAAGTTCGCCCCAGTTAAGCGTACTCATCTAGTTCATTCCTTCGTTTTGTAGTGGATTGGGTTTTGATCCGAAGACCAAGTCTAGCATACGCTCAATGCCCAAGTTCTCTTGCTCAACAATCTGACCAAGACGCCCCTGGACGCGTTCACCAGCTTCGTACTTATCCGTGCGCTCGACATACATACGGCGAACCTTGTATGGCGGTTGCATTGGATCTGGGTTAGGAACAGTCTCTACTGAGATGGCACCAAGGATGTCATAAAAGTAGGGAGCCTGAACCTTTAGCTGACCCTGGAGATAGGGGTGGTATCGACCATCCCGATCCGGAGTAGCCATGGCCGTCAACACAACTGCTTCCAGTGGTGCTGTCGGGTGCATTGTGAGGTCACGAAGATCACGAAGAAGTGCACCCATGTGGCGAAGCAATTCGCCCCACTGCTGCATCTTCATGGCTTCGACACCTGCGATATTGTCCATGCACTTGACCTGCAACTCCGAGATGGAGTCAATGATCAAAGACTTGAACTGGTGCTTACCGGCTTGGAGCCATTGGTAAGCCTTGAGGACCGTGTCGTAGTCGTGAACGACAACTACACAGGTATCCCAAGTTCCGTCTGCAAGAGGGGGTTCCTCCCGAAGCGGGTCCCAATACTTGACATTAATAGGGAGGAAGCGGTGCCCACCCTCAACATCAAGCATCAGACGTGGATACGGTGCTGTTACGGCGAAGGTGGACTTACCCACCTTAGACTCACCGTAGACAAGCATCGTCAGCGAACGCTGAACTTCTGACACTATTCAGTACCTTTCTTCTCTTCTATCCCATAATACTCATATGGGTTGGATTCCACAAACATCTCTTGAATTGCCTGTTCCGCAGCACTACCATCGTCGATCAATGGGCATACAGAAAAGAACGGGCACTTCCATGTGCAGTCACGACTAGGCCGTGGGTACGCAACGGCCAGGTGAGATACGCCGTCATCAAGTGACTTCTTCACTCGCATCAAGTCCGACACAGTTCCGTGGAGACGCTGCCAGAACGATCGTAGCGAGAACAGGTTGTGGCGAACTTCGAACTGCTCGAAGAAGGGAGGCTTGGCGTTAGCCGTGCGCTTTACCTTCTTGAGCAAGGTAAAGATTCCGCCCTCAGAACGCTCATCGGTTCCTTCGTTCTTGGCATTCTCAAGCAGCATGTAGGTAAGGATCTGCTCGTTCATGTGGGCCGTTGACGAGAAGTCCGAGAACGAACCACCAACAGTCTTGAAGTCACGGAACATACGGACACCGTCAATCTTGCGACGGACTCGCATGTCGATCTTTCCCTGAAGCTCGATTGACCCATCAAACATAGGCATAGAGAGAATCTCTTCAGTAGAGATCATCTCGAGCTCAGCATCGATTCCCTCCTCTTCGACCCACTGAAGATAGCCTTCGAGCATAATCCGCCCGAGGTCAGCCTCTCCGTCGATCTCACTAGGATCACGCATATCGTCAGCAAGCTTGATTCGATCAAGCTCCACCAAGTTAGCGTGGGCGTCCAGGAGAGGAGTACCGGTTGTGTAGTACTGATCGAGGGCCTCATGAACACGAGAACCAAGAGCCAAAGGCCCGGTAAACTTCTGCTGCTTTGGCTTGAGACGACGGTAGTACGTCAGCCACCACTTACGGCGACAGTCCTTGAACGTCTGAATCTCGGAGTTGGAGAGGGTATAAACCTCGTCAGTATTATTGTGAAGTGTCATTTGTCATTCCTTATTTAGGTACATCGGGGACAAGTCGGCGTTTGGTCTTATCAAACACCTTTGGGTGCTTCTTCCACGCTTTACCACCCTTGCGATCCGCATTTGTGGTAGTTGTCTTTTTTGCAGCCACTACTTTTTCTCCTTTTCCTGCTTAAGAAGGGCAAGAAGTTGGTCCTTGTCCTTAACTATTTGTTCAAAGTTATCTGCCTTGCTTTCGAGTACTTGACGTACACGCTCCTCGATAGTTCCCTCAGTCACATAATCTGTGATGATGATCGAGTCATGTATTTCGGAACCAATGCGGTGGACGCGGTCATTGACCTGCTTGTCGTCCACGAGTGACCAAGGACGCTGAAGGCGAATGAGACGGCGAGCAGCAGTCAGCGTAATACCGACACCACCAGCCTGGGCTGTAAATAGAATCCACTTTGTACGGCCAGATTGGAAGTCATCGACAGCATCTTGACGCTCATCAGCACTCTGCTTTCCAGTAATCAATCCATGAGGAATTCCGGCTTTAGTGAGCCGAGCACTGAGTAGTTCAATTAACTGACGTGACACGGCGGATACTGCAACTGAGTCATCGCCAAAATCTCCACCTTGAATATCATTCATTAGAGCATCGATCTTACAAGAAGGCTCCGACAATAGAGTCTTAGGCTCTCCGGTATTTTCATCAATCTCAATAGTTGCGTAAGAACTTGCAAACTGAAGCAATCGAAGAGTCTGAGTCAAAACACTCGGTGCCGTGACAACCTCTCCATTCTCCAACTCAGCTATCATGAGGTCTCGCATGTCGTTGTATGCCTTTTTCTGCTTGGCAGACATCTCAACGTCACGGCGATCTACCATCACCTCAGGAAGCCACGGAAGCACCACCTGCTTGAGCATACGACGCATACGAGGGTTGATAGAGGCGTAGAACTCATCATTCATGTGAGACTTGACTCCCATAACCATGAGACCTCCGAATGCATTAAGCATCGTGTCTACCATGCGGTCAATCCAACGAGTCTTCGACGGCCACTCTTCGGGAGAGAGCCAGTGGAGGATAGTCCAGATGTCAAGAACATTGTTGGCAATAGGAGTACCAGTGAGTGCAAAACGAATGTCTGCATCTCCCGTGGCCGACCACAGAGCACGAGTTTGCTTAGCCTTGGGATCTTTAGATCGGTGAATCTCGTCAGCAATGACCGACTTGAAATCTATCTTGTTGAGTTCCCGCTCATGTACCTCACACCGAGCAGGGCTGACGCTGTCATTGTGGCCACCACATTCAGGGCAGCGTGCTAAGGCAACAGACCCATAGGGGGCAAGTCGCGAGTGGCTGCGGAGAGATTCCCAGTTGATGACTAAAACATGAGGCCTCGGATCTCCGTCTTCGGGGTCAATGAGGGTGTCGAACTGCTTACGTCGAACTGTGGCAGTCCCGCCAATAACCTGAACACGAATACCTGGCCACCACTGAGCGAACTCACGTTCCCAGTTCTTCTTCAGAGTGTTGGGGCAAACAATAAGAGCCGGGAAGACATCCTCACCCTGCTCGCTTAGATGGGCGAGAGCTCGGATAGCTTGAGCAGTCTTACCTAGCCCAGGCTCGTCAGCGAGAAGAGCACGACGCGCAGTTGCCAAGAACTCAACACCAGCACGCTGATGGGGGAAGAGGTCTTCATATCCGCCCTCGATCTCGGTAAGTTCTCGTAGAGCGTTTGACGGATCCACCCGTGTAGTTTTTTCAGACATAGCCCAAGCAGACAGTGCTGGACCAATCTCTAGCTGAGTCTTAAAAGTAGACCGAAGAGCCAAGCAGCCAGACCAAGACACGGGCATACGCCACTGACTGTCTTTGGCAGACCAGGTAGCACCGGGGATGCTCTTACACAGCTCTTTATAACGCCACTCGGCGTCAATAATAATCTGATCGCCGGACTCATTGAGTTCTGCAATGATTGTCATTTTTGTCCTTAGTTTGTTTTTAGAATCTACCGAAGTTTTGGCAGCGGATTCCAGCCTAACTTTACCATATACAGCAGTCCATGCCTAATAGCATCTAGTGCGTGGCCTTCTCCGCCTCTGCTCCAGTATTCCAGTTTCTTGAGCTTAGTGTTGTCAAACATTGCTTTTGCGTCAGCTGGAGATTGAAATTTTAGATCTCCCACTTCCAACCCACAATCAAGCATGGTCTGCTTGAGCACACCAATCTCTTCAAGAGAGAATGGAGCCTGGGAATTTTTCACCGTCTGAGCATTAATGGTAAACCTCTCACAAACGATATGTAGAGACACGTCCTCCATTACGTAGTGATTAAGCCACTTACGCACCCAGGGGGCGAAAGTCTCAAACTGAACTTCTGCTGTTTCAATCATCACTGGCTCTTCACCCTTGACAAATTCAAATACAGCCACTCCAGTAGCCTTACCAGGATCTACTGCAACAATTACATGCTTAGTCATACTTTGCCCCCCAGTTATCAAACGGGCCATCCACACCAGCAGTCAGTGGCACAGTCCATCCCTCGGTTGTAGTCATACATTGTTGTACAACTCTCATAACTTCCTGAGCCTCATCACGTGGGGCTTCAAGAACGATCTCATCGTGCACAGGAACAATCAAATATTCCGTCAGGTCAGCCTGATCAAGCTTAATGAGGTTTTGTTTGAATACCTCGGCAGCCGTTGCCTGAATAAGGTAGTTAGTCAATGAGTAGACACGATCCGAGTCACAGGGGAGACGACGACCCGTTCGAGTCTGGACGTACCCCAGTCCCTCCTCTCGAAGACGACGCATACCTGCATCTTCAATACCGCGTTGTAGTCCCTTTACTCCGGGGTAGTTGCTGTCAAATGCATCCACAACATCTTTCATCACATGGGTCTGAACACCAGCCGTGAGAGCCATTTTGTCTACACCAGCACCGTAGAGCTTTCCGTAGACGACACCTTTGATAAGTTTGCGTCGAGGATCAGACTTTTGAAGTGTGTTGTCCTGATAGACCTGTTGCATGATAGACGTAAACACATCACCGCCGGTCGCATCTGCGTCGTGAAATAGCTGGATAAGTTTCTCATCCTGAGAAAAAGCAGCAGTGAGTCGGAACTCGACTTGATCGAGGTCAGAGGAGATGATTACGTTGTCTTCATTACGTGGGATAAACGCTCGACGGACCGTAGAGTCCCCGGAAGGTAGAGTTTGTAGGGCCGGCTCGGTAATTGACATACGACCCGTTCTTGCTGTCAGCGTGCCAATAGATGGATGAACTAATCCATCAATGTTGTCCTTGAGGAAGTTGCTGAAGTATGAACTAGCAAGTTTGTCAGCCTTACGTTGCTTCAAAGCAGCATCGGCCAAGATTTTTACTTCGTTATTCCCATTGATATAGAGAATCTCAAGCTGCTCTTTAGTCATAGAGGGGGCACCAGTTCTCGTACGCTCATTAATGATGCCACCAAGATCCTCAAATGTCTTAGCAAGCTGGAGATTGCTCGTAATCGAGGTGTTGTATGTATCTTTTGCCCACTTCTTCACTGTCTCGGTGTATTGAGTGAGTTCATCAAGCTTTTTTTGTGAGTATTGAAGGTCTACGCGAGCCCCGTTGATCTCCATGCGAGTGGCAATTTTACGAGTCTGCATTTCAATCTCGTATGGCATGCTGTAGGCAGCCCCGGGGCCACACATTCTATAAAACTGCTCGAAAAGACGCATAGTCAAGACGGTATCGAGAGCACCATATGACCAGTAAGGCTGAAAATTGACTGGGACAGTGCCCCAAGTCCAGCCGTTGTCTCGAAATTGCAGATCCAAGGTGTCTTGGAGTGCAATGGCGTCAGTGTCTACGTGTCGACGAGCCAATTCTTTAAGTGCACCAGAACCAAGAGGATCGATAATCTTTGCCATAAGCATGGTGTCATGTGCTCGGTGCCACGGAAGCTCCCAGTGAGACTTTACAGCGAACCAACGAGCCTCAAAAGCAATGTTGTGGCAGACGATCGGGCCATCAAAACGTTCCATAGCCTCATAGAAGACCCCCTTCCACTCATCCCAGGGAATTGACCACCCATCCATACCGTCACCGATCTGGACAAGACGGATATCACCGTGCCAAGGAGAAAGGGCACCCTTCTTGTCGGTGCCCGGATATTCTCCTGTCTCAATGTCCACACCCACAGCACTCATGGGGCGACGCTCGCTGAGCCAGGTCATAAATTGTGCGGCTTTTTCAGAGCTATCTACAAAGTGGACACTAACTCCGTCTAGTCCATTAGTCATTATTAAACTCCAATGTCATTATTGTCTTCTTTGTCATTATCTTCATCATCGTCGTCATAGTCATCGTCATTCTCGTCTAGGGGACGACTAAGCATAGCATCAAAAAGAATGTTGGCAACAATGCTATCTGCAGTCTGACGAGAAAACCCCACGATACGGAGCTCTTGATATACCTCGTGGAGCTCTGTGATCAGAGAACGTAGTGGGCTTGGATACTCGGCTCGAGCGGGGGCTTCACTATTTTCTTCGTCACTCACGGAATATATTCAACTCTATAGATGGAATCTATTTCTGGATCATTGTCAGCAGCCTCTTCCAGCACTCTACTAGCAACCCAGGTCAAATACCTGGCACCCTTTTCATCGTATTTATAGAGAGCATCTAAGACAGCTTGCGGATCGTCTGATACCTGGGCCCAGTAGCGCAGTTTTTCCGGGAAAAGAAAAGGTGCTTCGAATGTGGGCTGACACAACTCGCAAGGCATAGATCCATCGACTAAATCTTCAGAGTCAACTTCACGAAGTTTATATTTATCGACTAAATTACAGGCCCCAGAGTGATAAACGAGAGATACACCAATCCTTGACAGGATGTATGAACCACTCTCTGTTTTATAGATCTCAAACTCAATCCATCGAATAGATCCACGTTTTCTAGATGTTGATGAGCCCAAAAGGACACCATCAAATTGGAGCGTTCTTGCCCCATCTTTTACTTCATATGTTTGTGTCATATTGTCTCTTAATTTAGATGATACCGATTACAGCGCGGGCTTCTTCTTCAGTCAATCCCAACAAGGCAAGTTTAGCCAAAGCAGATTCTTTAATTGCTCGTTGAACTTCAAGCTGTGCGTCTAACTCTGCTTGAGACGCTTGTATAGCTTGTAGGTCTTCTTCGGTAACCGAAGGCATTGCCGCAATTTCTTCGTCTGTAAGTTCATCCATTAGTTATACCCATAAATCTTGATAGTTCCTGTTGAGGAAGCGGAAAAAATAATAGAGAAGCCATCAAAGGACGTAGTTCCGTTAAACATTCCCGCCAAATAGTTGGACCCGTCGAAGCCACCTGCACCGTACATATTAGCCACGTGGTTCATATATGTTCGGCTTGTCTGTTGCGGGTACATAATATCGGTGTACCCCTGCAAATAGGATGTCCCTGTTTGAGAATTTGAGTCGATGAATAGCCAGCTAGCCGCAGCGGCTGCGTTTAACTGGGCAGCCGCCCAGTCAATGAACCTGTAACCGTTGTAACTATAGTTTGAAGTTGTATTATTCGACCCACTAGACCGTAAGACCCACGTCGTATTTGTACCAGTCATGTTGGTAGTTGTGAAATCTACAAAAACACGGTAACGGGTGTAGGCAGATGTAAAACACCCGTTTACGCTGATGCTTGTCTGGGCAGAAAACGTTACTGTACCTGTTGCTCCAACAGAGCCTGTTGTAGCGCTAGTTGGGATGATCGGAGTAATCCCAGCACCAGTCTCTACGCCAGTCCCGCCGTTAGCAATGGGGACAGCTGTGATCCACTGAGTGTTGTAGTCTGTGCTGTTTACTTTAGACAGCAGCTGGTTGGCAGTTCCTCCAGCGGGTACTCCTGTGGCCTCCAGCTTACTGCTACGCCATCCTCCAGCGGTGGAGTCATACGTGTAGTCGCCAAATACTTGCCCGTTGGTGGGGCTGGAGGGAAAGTCGAGTGCCATATCTATATCCTACAGTTCCGAGTTGAACGCCAAGACGGCAGACGTGCTAGCGGTTGCAAGAAACGTCCCCTGTCCCGCCGTATACCCAGAAGCCACGCTTATATTTAGGCGAGAGGTAATTGTTGACGTTCCACCGAGAGTAATTGCGGTTGTCGTTAGTCCTGTTCCGTTTGTAGATGAAGTGCTAAAGTGCGATGCTGACGATAAGACAAGGACGGGGGTAGCCCTCATTGCTACCGGCAATTGCAGAGTTATCACTGAGGCTGTTGTTGCATACGCAAACCCCGCAAAAAGACCGACTCCTGCTTCGCCGGTAGTCATGTTTGCGTAGTATCTCTGACAGGCAGCAAGCTCTGCTTGAATGTTTGGAGCATTGCGGCGGAACGACGTGGCAACTGAGCCAAGCTCTAACTGCGCTCCTGCATACAAAGTTGTTGTACTTGTCGTTGTCACGTTACGGAAAACATTTACACCATAGCCGCGTATCGCTCCAGCAGCAACTGTGAATGTCGCAGAGTATCGTGTCCACGCACCAACAGTCATAGTTGCCGCGAACACACCACTTTGGTCAGTGGTTATAGCACTAAATGTGTCTGCTGTCGTTGTGGGGAAGAATGAGGTCCACGACAAACCGCCTGTACCCACAGTGCTTTTCGCCCAAATAGAAAATGTAACAGTCTGCCCAACAAGCTGCACGGCGTTCGCCGCTTCGATACGTTGAAACAGCGCAGGGCTAGTTCCCGAGGTTGACGCATAAGAAACTGAATACTGAAGTGTGTTTACTGGGACATCCGTAGAACGCGAAACAGTGGCAGTTCCCGCATTCCAAAATTGCCTCCATCGGTCCACAATGTAAGTATCACTAGTTGTAGAAGATGTACCGCGTTGCCAAATGTCAAAGCCGCCGTTGATCAGGAAGTTGGGGCTTTGGTACGTAGAAGCCGAGACAGTATTTCTAGACTGCTCCACCCACTGGCCAGACGTGCCGTCTTCGTAGTAAATGAAGCACGTGCCGTCCACCGTGTACATCCACACATCACCGTCAACAGGACTAACCGGAGCCGTGTCTGATGTTGTGTATCTGCCTTGAGCACCGGTTGCACCGGTAGAGCCGGTTGGCCCGGTTGGACCGGTACCCGTCGTCATCAACGCGGCTGAGAAGTATGTTCCCTGACCGTTAGCGTTTCCACCCCACTGGAGACTCTGCGCGGAGCTGTTTCCCGTGAAGGCGGTGAACTCTATGTAGTCGGTGGAGCCGTTCAGGTAGACCAGCTTGGTGGCGTTCTGCGAGTACCCAGATCCGGTAAAGGTCTGAGTCTGGCTAATCGCAAACGTGTTGCCATTTTTACGAATCTGAATGTTGTCCTGGTTGTTGGTGACCGCAGCGACAGTCCACCAGACCTGCAGAGTGATGCTGTAGTAACCCGCAATTGTTGGCGTGAGCTTTTTAGCTGTTGCGTCCCACCAGTTGTTGGGGTCGAAGTCATCGACAAACGGAATGATTAGGTCGGCGTTTGGAGTAACGGACTCATCGGCTGTGAGCCTACCCTGAGCGACGGTGTTTGTCGCCGAAATGTTTGCGCTTGCTCCGGTCGCGCCAGTGGCACCCGTCGGCCCGGTGGCGCCCGTGGGGCCAGTCGGACCAGCCACCGTCGAGTCAGCTCCAGTGGCTCCAGTGGCTCCAGTCGCTCCCGTAGGTCCCGTCGGGCCGGTGTCACCTGTCAGACCCGTCGCCCCCGTGGGGCCGGTCGCTCCGGTCGCTCCGGTCGCTCCTGTCAGACCCGTTTCTCCCTGAGGGCCGGTGGCTCCAATCGCACCGGTGACACCGGGCGGGCCTGTCTCCCCTTGAATGCCCTGTGAGCCGGTAGATCCGGTCGCGCCCGTCGGTCCAGTCGCGCCTGTCTCTCCTTGAATACCCTGCTGCCCGGTCGCACCAGTCGAGCCCGTGGGACCGGCAACGGTCGAGTCTGCTCCGGTCGCGCCAGTGGCACCCGTCGGCCCGGTGGCGCCCGTTTCTCCTGTCAAACCTGTTGAGCCGGTGGCTCCGGTCGGGCCGGTGGCGCCAGTCTCTCCCTGGACACCCTGAGAGCCCGTTGCTCCAGTGGCTCCGGTCGCGCCCACGCCGCCTGTGTCACCGGTGGCTCCCGTAGGTCCAGTGGCACCCTTCTGAGCGATCAGCGTCCAGAACGTGCCCTCAGCGGGAGTGTCACCAGTGTTGCCGCCGTTCGCGTCGATGCGGTACCAGGTCTGTCCGTCGTAGGTGGCAACGTCTCCCACAGCGTATGAGGCACCGATACTGTAGGCTCCAGTGAAGTTCCACAGAGCGTCGGCACCGGTCGGGCCCGTCGCGCCCGTCAGTCCCGTCGGTCCTGTTGGACCAGTCACACCGTTTGCGCCGGTCTCACCGGTGATGCCCGTGGCACCTGTCGGACCGATCGGACCGGTGGGACCGGTTGGGCCCGTCGAGCCAGTAGCACCAGTAGGTCCGACTACACCAGTAGCACCAGTAGGGCCAAGTTGGGTGTACATTACCTGAGTGATGCCAACAATAACTGACGGTGTTACTGGAGTTGTTGGAGATGTACCAGCTGGCTCATGCGTGAGTGAAAGTGTGGTGTTTGTCCCAGCCCAGAAAATCTGAACGTAGTCACCAACACTCGTAGACGTTCCAACGAACGTAACCGTCGCAAGTTGATATGCTGGCTCATCCGCGGCTTTTCTTGGGGGCAGGGTTATGTTGGTAGAAGAGTTTGGATAGTTATTTCCATTTAGTTTCAACCAGAAATAGGCAGACTCAACAGCAGTACCAGAGTTGGATACCTGAATGACGACTGTCATTGTGTATGTTCCAACTTCTGGAAGCGTAATTTTGCTTCCATCAACTACGGTAATCCCACCCGTGCCGTCTGGGTAAGTGGAGTTGATAGTGACAACCTGCTCAGCAGTAGTGCTTACAAGTGGCTGGTCTGTTGTGTCATAGAAAGAGCCATAGTGACCTACTGCTCCACCAGCACCCGTCACACCCGTGGGTCCTGTTGCACCAGCACCAGTTGCACCCGTTGAGCCCGTGGCTCCAGTTGGGCCTGTAACACCTGTAGCCCCCGTGGCACCAGTGACACCCTGAATACCTACCGCACCATCAAGGTTAATTTCCCACGAGGTGTAGGTTCCAGAACCATCTTTACTGTTTATATCTACAACCAACTCACCCGTGGAAGGATTGTATGTTATAACCGTACCGTGCATGTGGTTTGATGCATCGTATGCAATAAGAAGCGTCTGCTGTGTTGAATAGTCTAAGTTGAGGTCAGTCGTATAGAACGTCAGAGCCCCATTGTTGACGATGGTGTTTGATGTCGTTGAAGTAGTGTGGTAGCGGTCACCATCTAGACCAGAGGCACCCGTAGGACCTGTGGCTCCAGTAATTCCTGTAGCTCCCGTAGGTCCAACTACACCGGTCGCACCCGTAGAACCTGTGGCTCCCGTGGGACCAGTCCCCCCCGTTGCGCCTGTCACACCTGTAGAGCCAGTGGGGCCAGTCGCTCCTGTTACACCTGTAGGGCCTGTAACACCTGTTACTCCCGTAACTCCTGTTACTCCAGTCGCTCCTGTCACACCGGTTGCTCCGGTTATGCCCGTAACACCGGTCACACCCGTTGGGCCGGTAGCACCTCTTGGAATTCCAAAATCAAATACGGCAGCAGCCTGAGTACCGGAATTAGTTACGGTAGCCGATGCACCGGCTGCGAGTGTAGTGGTTGTACCCACGTCAACTGTGGCAGCCAGACCGTCCGAGACCACGTACTTGATGATGAAGTTGACCGTGAGGTAGGGCTGGAGGTTTGTGTGTGCACCGCCTCCGCCAGTGTTGTTGTCGGTAACGTTCCAAAAGTTTTGTCGCGTGTGGGGGGCGTTTCCAGGCGTGTTTCCAGCCGCCGCGTCCGTGTTGGTGAGATACACGTTGTTGGTCGCGGCTGTCGCTCCCCAGTTGAAGGCGTGACCGAACAGCGGGTGAGTGTGCGCTGGAATCTGAGCGGCGGTGAGAGTGACAGTCTCAACTCCGCCATTAGCACCTAGGACTTCAAACGTAGCTCCGTTTTTACCAACCTGCCCGCGACCGCGCAGGTCAGGAACATTGAATGTGCCATTACCTGCACCGTACGGAGCAGAGGTGACTGTAATTGTTCCAGACGGAGTACCTGAAAGCGTGATCAATGTGCCGTCAGTGGCTGACGACCTTGACGCTGACAGGGTAAAGGTGTTCGCAGAGAACCCGGCGGAACGGACATAATAGTTCGTGTATGCCGTGATGCCAGTGGGGAGAGTTCCCGTACTGGTCAGGTAGATGCGCTGGCCGACACTGAGACCGTGGCTTGCAACTTGGAAAACACCAGTTGTTCCAAAGGTGTCAATGACAACCTTGCGGATGGTTCCAGAAGTGTCGGAGGTACTTCCTTGTGAGAGCGATGCAGTATGAGTAAAAGTAAACGCGGTGCTTGTCAGTCCTCCAGCCAGAACCACCCATGTGCCGTCGTAGTTTGCATCCAGACCAGTAATAGAGACGTAGTTACCAGCAACGAGACCGTGTGCTGTACCAGTCGTAACTGTTCGCGTGAATGTCGACGAAGAGCGAGTAGCAGACGTGACACCAGCCGGGTTGGCTGACGCGAACGCTCCCGCCGTTGTGACTAACTGACTGTAGAGAGCCGAGTAGTTAGGGTCTGTAGATGAGTAAGACGTTCCGTTACATAGCAACCAACCAGCAGGAGAGGTATCTGTCGGCCACGAGACGATCGCGCCGGCCGGCATGGCCGCCATGCCAGAGCCACTTCCACCGCCGGGAGACTGGGCGACCACGCGGACCTCGTTGGTGGCGGGAACAATACCTAGGGTGTACAGGCTGTCAGCGTCCTCTAGGTTGTCATAGGGGCTTTCGTACTTGACACCGTCAAGAATTAGGTGTCCGTCTCCACCAACATTGAGAACTAGGTTCCCATCTGAGGAAATTTTATTGACAACACCAAGATTCTCAGTACCAACAGCACCCCGAGATAGTTGATCGGAGGTGACAGAGTCAGTTGCTAGTGCGTCGGAAGTGACACTGTTCGTGGCAAGGTGCTCAGCTTGAATGTCACCAGTAAAAAGGTGAGGTGCTGCAGTGCTTTTTCTTTCACTCTCAAGATTGCCATCAATTTTGCCAATCTTGTTTCCAAGAGATCTATTACTTCTAGAGCGATCACTAGCCACGTTTGTCCACCTCCCACTCCGGTATGAGAACTAGATCTACTGTCTCCGGAAAGGTTGTTCCGTCTGGGACGGAAATCTTCATAGCGTCAATTTTTCTCACCAAAACCGAGTCTCTTAGTTCAATGTCATTAGCCATTCTTTGCAGAATAAACTTGTCATCAACAATAATAGAGCACCAGTCGCCAGGTGAGTATGTGCCAACTACGGGGGAGAGAGATCCGTTCACCGAGATAGAAATCTGGCCCTCTGGTGGCCGAGCTTCTGTTAAATATCTTGTTGCATAGGGATAAAGAGCTGTCTCGTCTTCTACGTTGTCTACCTTTAGATCTGCATCGAGAAGAGGCCACTTCCTAGCCCCATGAGTTCCATCAAGGAATCCTTCAGAGGCTTTGACCGAGAATGGTGGCCCAGCATCTGGACCAAGATCATTCTCACCCACAACAAAAAATCGTGTCGCAGAGTTTTCTGCGCTCTCTGTTATGGCAACGTTAGAGATGTTCCCGGGGTACTCAAACACAAGCTTGTCTGCACCGAATCGACTCAAGGGGGAGACCTCTCCCTCGGGGGGAGGTGCGGGGAAGTTTACCGGAATAAGAACAAATATTTTTTTAAAGGTGTTACTTACCTCGTCATATTCGCAGTCAATTCTGTACTCAAAACCGTCAATACTGTCAGCGTATGAGTTCAGGATCTCACCAACAGACTTGAGTTCAAACCCTCGATATGTCGAGGGTATGACGTTGACGCCCGAGTATTGTGTGGTGGAAAACTCAATGCCAATGTCCGAGTTGCCGGGGAATGGGCCGAAAGAACTGACTATAGCTACGGGTCTGACAGTTGCGCTGCCACGCCCCGGGAGGATTCTTTGTCCGATCGAGGTAGTTCTACTCGGGGCAAGTCGATAGCTGAATTGATTATCTTCCGGATCCACTTTAGTCACGGTGTGGGTACCATTAAAAATGTTGTCAACAATGACAAAAGCCACCTGAGTGTTTGCTGTCTCAAGGACATTATTTTTAGATCCAACAAGTGTGTACTCAAATGTGGTATCTGATGTGACCGTAACTATTATATTTATCCCATTAAAAATACTATCTACAGTTGCTTTTCCAGTGGTGTCTACAAAATCTACGGTCTGAGAGATAGTTTGATCAAAGCTAAAAGTATTTCTTGTTACTTTTGTGATTGTCCTGCTGCCATTGTGAACGCTTTCTACGCCCACAACAGCTCGTGGGTCTCCATCTGCAACTACAAGAGGAACAACTGTTTCGGACACATTATTGCGAACAGGGGTGACTGTTCCGGTAGGTGAGTTGTCCTCTGCCGAAGGGGTACCCGAAGAGTTTGTATAGGTGATCGTTGTTTTATCATCAGCAGTATTCAATGTGAGAACGGTTACGGTCCCATCAAATGGAGCCCCGACTCCCGCAACAACAATAGAGTCATTCACCGCAATAGAGTATTTGCTAGTGAACGTCACCGTGCAGACCGTAGTTGTCGCAATGGTTTTTGTTACTGGCATTGAAATGTTGTATGTCGCGGTGGTGGCGCTAGGCACAGACGCAACATCGAATATCCCATTAAATGGGCTGTCCCCACTTACCTCTACGCGAGTGGTGATGCTTTGCCCAGAGACTACGGCCGAGGCAACTGTTTGTCCTTCTTTTTTGTATTTAATTTTTTTAGTGTCAACATCAATACTGGCAATACTAAATATTCCCTCAAACCTAGCTCCGACACCCGAAGGGATGTCGATAATGTCTCCCACTGCCAGATCAGTAATGTTATTTAGAGTTAGTGTGCAGTCTTCCGCGGAAGCCTCTTTGTTTGTAACACTTTTAGTTAGATTGGTCACGGTAGCTAGGGGAACGTTATTTCCGCCAAGACGGTACTCAATATAGTTGCTGCCGATCGCTGTTACACGATGTGCACCATTGAAGATGCTGGTGGTGGATTTAATAACAGCTTTAGATGCATCAGTCTTTGTTGGTGGCATATCTGCCCGACTACCGTTAGTCAGATCCAAAAGAATTTTACGCTTGTCTTTTACGGTCGAGTCTGTCGAAGGATCAGCGACTCCACGCCTAATGGCCGAAGCCAGCGCATCGTTGTACGCAGCTTCCGCGTTTCTAATCTCCTCGACGACAGCAGTTTCATATTGGACCTGGGTGTCTGTGGAGTTCAGAATTGTAAATGTCCCATCAAACTTGGCTCCTACATTAGATACAGTTATTTCTGTTCCGGAGGCAAGATTATGTGCAAAGTCTGTCGTCAGAGTTGCAACACCCGACTGAAGCTCTTTACTGACAACAACGGCAGAGTCTTTAAGATTAACGACCGTAACTTTATCGTTAACTCTATAGTTGTGGGTTCCAATGATAAGGCGGGCCACAGAATTTGTAAGCCTATATTTTGTCACCGCGTACTTATCTACAATTCCGGTGACTTCTATCTCGTTCCCTATAGCTAGATTGTGGTTGGTCCCTGTCGTGATCGTAAATACATTAGATGCAAGTTTTTTCTTGGTAACTAGATAAACATCCTGCATATCAGAAATGTCAGCTATATCGCCAACTTCAAAGTTGTGTGCAACTGCAGTAGTGAGCGTCACTTCTTTGCTGGCAGAAGATCCAGTAATTTTTTTACTGACGACATCGGAGCTATCTCGCAGACCAATGATGTCTACGCTATCGCCAGTTCTTAGTAGATGATCTACAGACGTGGTGATCGTGGCCAGGCTGTTTGCTGCATCGTATCCTTTTTCTACAATTCGATGCTTAAAATTAGCATTGGCAACAGTGACACTGTCTCCTACTTCGAAGCCGTGGGTTTCGTCCGTGTAGAGAGTTGCTTCTGATTTGTACCGGGTAACAGTCCCCGCATCAGACACAGTTTCAGTAACTAATCCCGTCCCTGTGTATGTGATCGTGGTTGACGACACACCTGTTACGGTGTATTGACCGTTATAGCTGTCTGTCAAATCAGTGACCCTAATCACATCATTCGTGGCCACATCATGCGTCTCGGATGTAGTTATAGTTCGTGTGGTTCCCGACGAAGATCTTGTTGTAATTGTAAATTCTTTAGTGTCTACTCCAACATTCCCGCTAAGCACATCAAAAGTATTGCCTGCTCTTGTTACAGTCGGATTAGAGAAGACTGTCAGAGGTAGCGAACCCTTTTGGATAGCTTTGTATTTAAACCTGTTTGCCGCCGGTACGGCTGTAATTTCAAAAGATCCAGAGAAATTACTAGAAAATGGTCCAAGGTCTGATTCAAGAGAAATATCTACTATTTCTCCGACTTTAAAATTGTGAGCAAGGACGGTAACCACAACTGCTTCAGTGTCATTTATTCGAACAGCAGATATCTCTGCTTCTTTAACAGAAACGTCGTATTGAGTCACGACTCCAGGGGTCAAAAACGAGAATTTTTTACTGGTGATTGTCGCAGAAACAGCGTGTTCTCCGTCAAATAGATCTGACAGATTTTTGATTTCTACGGACTGACCATCGCTCAATCCATTTTCTTGATCTGTATCAATAATGGCTACGCCATCGTCAATCTCCGCCTGAGTGATGTTATATGCGGTCCGGATACCGGGCTCTATGTATGTGTTTGGGAACTCTGGGCCAGTGAAGTCTTTTGCAACAGCGTCAATTAGATTTCTAATGTAGTCATATGTATCTGTTTTTATGGTGACTGTGCTGTTCTTGTATGTCCCATTCGGGAGAGGCCTACTAGCCGTTCCAGTCACATACTCACGATCAAAGTCTGCACCTTGCAATGTAAATCTAAACGTCTTAGAGTCGACACCACCCCGAACACTAATCGTGTGGGTCCCGGTAAACTCGGACGTGGGTCCAAGATCGACATAGATTTTGTCATTTGTGTTAAATCCATGGCGAGTCTTTGTGTTGAGGATAATTGTGTTATCGTCTCGTCTAATCGACTCTATATCAATAGTACTTTTTGTGGACTCAAGATTAAACTTTGAAGTAGTGGGGGCTGGACTACCTGCAACTCTGTAGTAGCCGTCATACTTCATATTTTCCGCGGCATCAAACTCTATTCGGATTGAGGATCCAGCCTTGAGCGGGGTAATTGATCCATCGTCAAAAGTAACTGTGCCTAGATCACCATAGACATCTACTGTTGCCCCATACCCCTGGGTGAGCGTCTTCCACACTCTACGGTGATAGAAGTAGCTCGTAAATTCTGCCGCATTTATTTGGAGAACTCGATCAACAATGTTGTACGAGCGAGACCAGATGATTCCGCCCCACACACAAATATCATTACGAACAACAAAAACCGCGGTGTTCCCAGGCATGGTGTTTTCGTACAGATCTAGATTGTCTGTAGCAGAAATTACCGGAATAGCACCCTGAAAAGCACCAGCACCCTTGATAGTACGTTCGTATGACACACCACGAAATGGGATCTCTTCGAGAATTCTATTCGTCAAAAGATCGGCCGTGAAATACCGGTATACCGGAGAAGCAATAGTGTTGTCTGTCATAAGTCTTTCCTAGTGGATATTTCTATTCTACACTAGCCAAGCCAACCGGAGCGGTATTGTATCTCCAGGTTTGCAATACTATTAGCTTTTCGTACGTCCCCGTACGGCTGATATAGCTCCGCATTTTTACTTTGAACAAAAGTAATCAATACAGGGAAATCAGCTGCCAAAATTCCCGCATCTCCTGCTTTCCAAGTGACGGGGGCAGTAAAGTAGGATCCTCCGGAGTTATAAACAGCATCCCCAGTCAGGGCGAACTCCGCCATAGTATTGCGACTTCTAATAAAGATTCGCCCTGTTTGTGTTGATGAGAACAGCGGATTATACCAACTATTGATCCAGTTCAATCTATCAACCGGGCTAGTTTCACTGGAATATCTGTCGATGATCAACTGAGTAACACTTTGTATAGAAGATTGGTTATATCTGATGTACCCGCTACCTGGGTCGCCAACAGTTGTGCTGGTACTGAACTTGTAGGGGGCATCCGTGAATCCAAATGGAACAAAAGCCACGGCTACGGCCCCAGCAGCGGGGACAGAAGTTCCCACCGGAGAGGACACCGGGATTCTGTAGTAGCCATTAGCTGAAACTACTGTTCCGGATACGGTAAAGCTCCACAGCCCAGAAGAGTTCGCGACAATCAACTTACCCTTATTGGTGACAGATAGCCCATCATTCCACATTTGATACCAAGCTACTTGGCTAGCAAGGCTGGTGTCCTTGTTGCTGATATAGATCGAAGACACGGACCCAAGAGTGGCGTTGTTAAATCTAATCTTCCCATCTCCAGGATCGGAGTCCGCAGTGCTAGTCGCAAAATCATATGATCTGTTTACAAATGAAGGTTTTGCGTCATATACCAGCCTGTTGTACGCTGGGACACTTGTAACAAGAGTCTCGTCAGTATTGTAGATGGTCCTGTTGGTGAGATTATCCACCGCCCCCGCCGATGCGGTAGTTTCTTGATCGGAGCCGCTTGCAGCCGCTGGGTATGTAAAGGTGGTCTCTGTTGCCTCCGTAATGGTAAATACACCGTTATATGTGCTGTTACTTTGATTTACTACAGACCCGGAAGCAGCCCTGCTCGAGACATTAGACCCCGCGGCTACCGAGTACGTAATTGTGCTTGCGTCAGACTGTGCGGTATATACACCATTAAATCTCGCACTGGTGTTATTAGTGACCGACACACTCACGGGGGTTGTAGGGATGTTCTGAGTGCCCCAGGAAGGTGTGCTTGTGTAAGTAAATTGATTACTTGTTGGAGATCCCGTAGATATTGTAAATGTTCCACTAAGATCATCACCTGTTCGGTTGCTCAGTACACCAAATGATTCGGGAATTGCTGTAGAGGACAAATTTGAAGCTGTTCGAAGATATGAAAATCGCTGAGCATCCAAAATACTTGAAACAAAATATGTCCCATTAAAAACTGCCGAGTTTGATGTATTAGTGACAGTCGAGGCGGTGGTAATGGTTTGTACTGATGTAGATAGCGGAGTGACAGACAAAGAGGACGAGGTTTTCGGTCCCTCACTAGTAGAGCTGACAGACGACATCTTGTAGTAGTACGTAGTATTGGGGTTTAGGCCGTAGAAGACGTAGCTTGTCCCTTTGACTGATGCAACTAGTGAGTCCGAGGCGCTGCCATCCGGGTAGGTGCGGTAGATTTTGGCGTAAACAGCCGCTGGGCTTGGGATCCAAACAAGTCTGGCTGCTCCGGCAACAGTTGACAGTACCGTTAGGGACGTCATTGTGGGTGCGTCTGGCTCTCCTAGGGGGACACCATATATGATTGTCGATGCTTCACCAAATGTAGAAAGTGTCTCCGAAAGCGTCGTTCTTGCACGAACATCCCAACCATAGCTTTGCCCGGGAATCAGCCCAGTGATAGTAGCTGTTGTTGTTGAACCAGAGATTGTTGCAGCCAAGGTCCCCGTAGATCGGTACACATAATATCCTTGGAGGTCACTTGCCGTATCAGTGGGGGCACTCCAGTTGAGTACAAGCTGATTTTCCAGACCACCAGTAGTAACAACCAAGTTCAGTGGCGGGGACGAAACACCAGATGCCTGGGCGGTGGCCGTGGCCGATGCCGTACTCTCAGTTGCATTGGTGTCTGAGAATGCGCTTCGAGCGGCCACATCGAATGTATAGCTGCCACGCTGCACTAGGCCTGTTGCAGTAAAAGAGGTTGTTGGCCCTGTGAGAGTAGCTATCCTTGTTCTAGATCCAGTAGAAAGTCTGGCGTAGACGTTATAGCCAGTGATACCGCTCGATACCACTGACGGGGCGGTCCAGCCGAGAACCACTGACCCAACAGCGGCAGTACTTTTTGTGGCCGTAAGAGCAGTCGGTGCTCCCGGGTTACCGGGGGCTTGGCGGACAGCAGAAACTGTCGAGTAGTTTGCTGTGCCGCGCGAGTTTACGGCATTTACATAAAATCGATAGTAAGTTCCGACTGTTAGACCGGTGACCGTATGGCTTGTGGACGTACTTGTTGATTTTGTTACCTCTGTTTTACCAGACCAGCCAGTAGAACCATTAGCACTTGTCTCGAAGAAAATTCTGTAGTTCGTGATTGTAGCGCCACCGTTGTTGGGAGCGGTCCACGAAAGAGCAACAGTACCTTGAGCCGTAGTGCTTGCTGTAGCGGTTGGGGCGCTAATTACAGCGGGGACTGTCGACCATGTGACGGTGCCTTGGAGCCCACCATTGGTCCACGAATACCCTGTATTGTCTGTAACCACCCCGCCGTTACCCTGAAAACGGCTAAAGTACATAAAGCCGCCGCCGGCCCTGTTCAAATACGCATAGCCATCCGAGTACGTGGGGTAGGCATTACTGTAGGTGCCGTTAATAGTAATGCTGTCATAGACAACCACACCAGCACCAGAGATGTTGTTGTTGAACCCAGATGCATATCCAGCAAATGAGCGAACCCAGACATCACCCGTATAGCTAGCACCATTGTTACTTGTGCCGCCAGCACCAAAAACAAAACTAGGCATTTACTAAACCGTCCTTGTGTATTGAAGAGTCGTACCGGAAGCTGCCGTAAGAACTAAATTTGTTCCATTAAGTGCAGTATTCGTCAGATTAGAGATAGATGCACTAGATCCTGCCTTTGTACTCGTTGTGTACGAGTCTTGTCCATAAACCAAATAGGTGAAAGAACTATTAGTCGGGACCGTATCAATAACTTTTGTTCCATTGTAGATATTTTGGATCGTCAAGTTAGTTACCGAGCCAGTGGCCGCGATAGATGATTCACTAGCTCCAGCAAACACATAAGTAAACGTGTCGGTGGCCACAGCAGAGATAGCAAATGTTCCGTTGTACCTATCTACACCAGAACCCGTCAGGGCCACAGTGATCACTTCACCAACGCTGTATTTGTGCGCAGCTGATGTGAGTGTGCACTCAGTAGAGCTGGCTAGTCTGTTGGTTATAGTGGCTGTAGTCGGGAGTCCAACACCCACCAAGATCGAGTCTCCAACTGAAAAGTTGTGTGCTGCTGCGGTATTGAGTGTTACTCGGTAGCTCGTAGTGGTGTTTGTTACGGTACCTATTCCGTCAGTGGAGATCGGTGACGCATTAGTTATAGAAGTTCCACCAGTCACATCATATGTAAGTGTCGTGGTGGTGGGGGTATTGATGATGGTGTGTGTTCCGTTGTAGTCGGTATTTATACTTGCAACGTAAATTTGATCTCCTGCTGCAAAGTTGTGGGGATCAGTTGTAGTTAGAGTTCTAGTTACACCCGAGGACTGTATAAACGTCACACCTAGATATGCTGCACCACCATATTTTCTAGAGTCACTTAGTGTGACCGCTGATCCCGTGGGGAGTGCAACAGTGATTCTGTCCCCCACAGAAAACCCATGATCCGTGGCGGTCCTGAGGGTTACCTGGGTGTCAGATACAGTTTTCTGGTTGACACTGGTTGTCTCCGGAAATGCTACATTTATTTCATCATTCAGCACAAAGTTATGGTTCTGGGCCGTAGTAATAGTTGCCACATTGTCAATAAGTTGCTTATTTGTCGCTAGTGCACTTAGCGGGAATCCAACTGTCACCTCGTCTCCATTGGAGAATCCGTGGCCAGTGGCGGCATTTGAGGTAGTAAGAGTTATCAAGTCCCCCGAACGACTCTTTGCTATAACCTGAGCAGTAGCAGGGATCGACACAGAGACAACATCATTGTCAGAAATTGCTGAGCCATCTGCCACGGTAAGGGTGGCAGTATTAGAAGTTATCTCTTTTTGTGTGACGGTGGTACTTAGGGTTGTACTCACCTCTATTTGATCTCCGACAGAAAATCCGTGTGAGTTAGCTGTGGTAATAGTGACTATATTGCTAGTAACTTCTTTAAATGCAATTTCTGCATATGTAGGAAACTCAATAGATATAACATTATTTTGAGTAAGAAAATGAGAATCTGTTGTTGTTAGCGTAATTTTATTTGTAGTTCCGTCATAGTATTTAAGTCTTACAGAATCCGGATCAATACTGTCAGTGAAGGTAAAAGTATTTAGACCAGGCTCGAGTGTTATCCAATCAGTCAAAGTATCTAGCTTTGATCTGTAGCCTGTTTCATCGCCATTTAGTGTGACATTTCTGTGGTAGTTGTCCACTACCATCACGTCTTTTGATACTAGATTAACGGTCCCGCCAGAAGTTTCTTTGGGGAAGTCATCGACGGGATGTGTGATTGTGTAGCTCAGAGTGTATGGAAGTGTGTCCGTAACTGAAGAAATTGTGGCTGAACTGACGTTAACATCGTCATTTATTGTAGAAACAATAGACACAACCTCACCAATAGATAGACCGTGAGCTTCTTCTGTAGTAACAAGAGCAACATTGTTTGTGATCTCGACGTCAGTCACTGTAGCGACGGCACCGTTACTGCGGAGAGGCTCGATGAGTGTCATCACCTCAGTTGTACCACTGTTTTCGTGATAGACCTCTACAGTAGACCCAGAACCTAGCGGGCCGGTAAAAATTAGCTTTGCCGTTACCGTAGCATCGCCTTCATTGATGATGCTCAAAGTTCCAAAATCGTCTGGAGCTTCCGACGCAAGATCTATTTCTTGAGAACTAATTCCATCAATTTTGGTGTCATCCCACTTGTATTTAATTGGGTCACCCGCACGAAGAGCAATCGAGAACTCTGTTCGGCCTCGAGCATTTACTGTCTGAATTTGCGGTCTACCGGTGAGGCGAACAAAAGATGCTCTTGTTGGCTCCTCACTTGTCCGCAGCCAAGCACCTTGACGAACTAGATCAATTGCCGCCAACAGTTTCTGTCGTCCAACTCCCACATCGCCTGGCCCTTGTGGAATGAATACTCCCGTTAGAGTGAGATCTCTTGCAGCGTATCTCCCGGATACGTCGTAAGATCCGTCTTGGAAACCTCGAGGAATGTTGGGTGTCTCGGGTGTGGCAGTATTCCACCATCCCTCAATGTCTGTGCAAATCCAGATAATCTGATCTTCATCAATCGTATTGAAGACAAAATCCCCAATCTGAACATCAGCATTGAGCTGCAATTTAGTTATGTGAGAGTCGTCTTCATATATCGAAAGTGCTCGGTCAACAATCTGCGTCTCTTGTGCCTGGGTAAGATTATCAATAAATCCACCAACAAAGCTTGACTGCTCAAATAGGGCGTAGTCCGCTAGGAACTTTGCTTCATTTGTCCCCGTCTGTGTTTGGTAGATGCGGAACTTTGCATGGGTCGCGTTGTTAGGTGCTGCAGTCACCTGAGTTAGTCTGGTCCACTCACCAATCCCGGAGCTGAGTTCTGTTGGATCAGACTGTGTCTCTAGGATTGAGGTGTATGTGCCAGAGCTAAACGTGTACCACTCAATAGAGACAACAAACTCTCCTGAGGGCTGACCTGTTGGAATATAGATATAGGCAGAATATGCATATGGAAGATTTGCTGGATTTTGTAATATAGGAATGTAGTCAATTGTCTCGACGCCAGATTTGGGGGTATCTTTCTTTGTCACCTCTACGCAGGTTCGACCGAGGAAGTGAGTAAAGAGGATTGTGGCACCTTCACGCCCCCTCCACCCAGTACTAAGGGAGAAGTTGGGGTTGGTAAGTAGATTTTGCCTAGCCATTAGTAAACCGAACCTCTACGCATCTCGAAAGCCAATTGACGAGACACGGCCTGTGCCAGTGCTTGTTCGTCCATACCCGGTGATGGGTTTACTGTAATATTAATACCTTTTTGGTCACCCTGTTGAGATTTAATCAGATCGACAATGAATCGGTCACGCTTAGACATACCGTTTGCATCGAGGGGCTCGATCCGCTCTGGGCGACCCGCTTCGGCAACCTGAGCAAGGGTGCCTCCGGCGCGGGCGGGGACCACTCCACCCTCAGCAAGACGCGGGATTGACACCCTCCCAATACGAGGGATATTTAGGCTCAGGGTCTGACCGCCAATAAGGGGGACCCAGTCGGGTACTTCAATTTTTAGACTATTAATAAAGTCGATCATTCTATTGAATCCGTCAATGACGAAGTTGATCATTCCCTCAAAGATACCAATGAGGTCATTAACAATTTTTTTACCAAAGTCGAGCATCCCCTGGAATACGTCACCAAATACCTTACCGGCACCCTCAAAGTCTCCAGTCAGGAGTTTGAACAGCCCAGATAGAATTCCGATGGCGAAGGAGAGGGGCCCTATTAGAAGATCAGCAAGCAATTGAATAACTGGCATAAGCATCTCAATTAGGCTAACTAGTGGCGGAAGAATCAATTCGATTAGTGGAACAATTGCCTCTGCGAGCATCAAAAATACAGGTACTAGGGCTTCAATAATCATAGTTATTAGTGGAAGAAGAGCGTCCATAAGCTGAATAATTACCGGAAGCAACGCTTCTATGATACTCAAAGCTACAGGCATAACAGCATCTACTATTGCCATAAATGCCGGAATAAGTGTGTCAATAATAACCCCAACAAGTGGCATCATCTGTTGAATAAGACCGAGGAATATTGGAGCTAGCTGTCCAATCGCTTCAGCAACTATCGCAGCTACTGGTCCTATAAATTCTGCTAATTGTTGGATCACCGGAATAAGATGCTCAGCCAATTGAAGAACTACTGGAACAATAGCTTCCACCAATTGATTAAATACGGGAAGAAGAGCGTCAAGAAGAATTGGGATAAGTGGCAGGATAGCCTCAACGATTTCAAGGAAGGCCGGAACCAGTGCATCAAGTAAATCCTTAACTAGAGGCATAATGGCAACTACTATGTCTCCAAATGACTTGACGAGAAGCTCAAGGGTCGGCAATAGCGCATTGATCGTATCGAGAAGAACGCCAGCCAAAATAGTAACTAGCCCACCGAACAGCTCGACTAGTGAGCCAATTAGCGGGGCAATTATTTGAATAAGCGGGATCAGAAGCGGGAGAATAGTTAGTATTACCTCTCCAAGTGCGAGGGCAAGATCAGCCAGAATTGGGCCTAGCTCAGAGAAAGCCGCTGCTATTTGCGGACCAATTTCTGACATTACCCCACTAAATGCTGCAGAGATTTCGCTAAATACTTGATTGAGTGACGCAGCAAACTCTTCGTTGGTGGTATACAAATAAACCATTAAAGCAGCAAGAGCAGCAAGAACAACAATTATTGGGTTTGCAGCTATGAAAGCAAACACCTTGCCTAGGGCGGCAAACGCGGGAATAACTTTCCCAACAACAACTAAAGCAAGAAATCCAGCCAACTGGGCCATAACGCCGACACCAGCTATAAATCCAAATATGGGCCCTAGCACATCCAGAATTGCTTGGACTGTCTCGTTCTTTAAGACATCTCTGACTTTTTCCGCAAGGAAAATCATTGGTTGGAAGAAAGCATCGGCCACCGAGGAATCAGCAAGAAGTGATCCGATTTCGGACAAAACAACAATCAAGTTTGCCATTGCCGGGCCTGATTCAACGGCTTCTTTTGCCATTATGCCAATAAAGGGTGCCCCGGCCTTTAAAATGTCAAAAGTCTCGCCGATAGCCGGATTAGCCCCGAGTTTGATCAGTTCCCCAAGCAGGGCACCGATCGACTGCATAATGGACTTAGTATTTTGAGCAACATCTCGGAAAAACTGGCGCATACCGCCGGCTCCATCAAATGTGGAGTCCATATCCTGGAACCTTTGAGTTGACTCTTTTAGCCAATCAAGAAGAAGTTGACCGCCAGTACCTGGACCCAGGTTGGCGTTAATGATCTTCCCAAAGCCACCAAAGATGTTGCCGAAAATCTCACCGAAGTCTGCAAGAGCATTTTTGGACCGCTCAAAAAAGTCTGTAATAGCTGGCTGATTTTTGACGTCCTTCATGTAGGCGTCAAATTTTCCAAACGTAGAGTCTAGGAAGTTTGCAAATTGTTCTGCAGCAGGTATTAGATTTACCATTACAGAGAGAAGAGCCCCGTATAGGCTTCCGGCAGCTTTACCGAAGATCTCAATAATTTTTCCCGAGCTCTCGAAAACTTTTCCTAAGTTAGCTAGGTTTGTACCATCGGCCACAGCATTCGCAAAATACTTCGCTGCAGTTCCGGTTGCTCCGGCCACCCTTACCATTCCTGTTTCAATGGTGGGAAGTGCTTTGTCTACTAAGACTGTAATTGCCTCTTGCAGAGGAACGAGAAACGCACCAGAAATGGCGGCTTTAAGTTCCTTGAGCCTAGGCTGAATTGACTGCAAGAACCGAACAAAAGTTATTTGAGCCTCATTGAGTCCTTCAAGTGGGTTTGCTCCACCCCCACCAGCTGCTCTCTCCTGCGCAGCGGTGAGTGCATCAAGAGCCGCGATCTGATCCCTAATTCCATCTCTAACAACTCTTGCTTTGTTGGCTTCTGCCTCTGCTAAGTCGTTCGTCGCGTCAATAACTACCTGGGTACCAGAGACTCCAGTCTTAGCGAGACGATCCTGCTCTTCATTGAGATCAGAAGATCTGTCTTTTGCTCTTCGAAGATTTAGCTCTGCTTCTTGGAAAGCGAGCTCGGCTTCTTTGCGGGCACGAGAGTTTGGCGGAAGGTCCTGGGTACGAGCAAGTATCTCTCGAGCCTTGTCTAGCTCGAGGGCAGCTCTGCTCTCAGAAAGAGCAGCTTCTTCGGCATCGAACCCAAGTTGTTGGATTTCTTCTTGGCCCTGTTTAATTGCTTCATTCAGGGCAAGCTGAGATCTACGAACCTCGTTATTTGCATTGATTAATGTTTCTCGGTTACGTTCAATAGTCTGTGCGAGAGCCTGCTCGGCTTGCTGCACCTGTCTAGTATTGTCAGCTGCCCCTGCAGACTGCCTATTAAGGGCCCCAAGAGCCCTACCAACCCCTCGGAGGGCCACCGAGGCTGCTATCATTCCAGCGACTAAGGCAAATGCCCCATTTGCTACAACACCTAACGAAGCGGCCGCACCTCCTGCCGCACCTGCTAGAGACGTTAACCCGCCGAGTACGCTAAATAGACCACCAAGTAGTACGTTTAGGGCAGTTCCTAGGGTAAGGTTTGCTCTTGTCAAAGATCTAAACTTAAGCGCAGCCGCTTCTGCCCCCGGGGCTAGTTCCCTGAGTCCATTAGCGATCTTTTCAAATGGATTTCTACCTCTAGCATTTCTAAAGGTGTCCATGAGTGACTTATTTATTCGTTCTCCGGCACGACGGACCTGGATGTGCGTCCCCTTGAGATTAGAGTCGGAAAAGCCACGACGTAGATCTTCATCTATTCGGTCGGTAAGTACTCGCGCTATAAGATTAGCGCTACCAACAACAGCCATGGCTCACCTTCTCTCTTATCTCAGGGGGGCGTCTAGATCAATGCCAAATGGTCTTGATGACTCGGGATCCATCTGCGTAGGCGGAATAAATGATTTTGTGGGGTTCTTCTTGGGGTTGAACGGCTTAATGTCTTCAGTCACCGGTACATCGTCAGAGAAGTCATAAGCTTCTCCCCCATATGTTGTAGAACCGGAACGGTTTGACTTTGTTCCAGCATATTTATATGTCATCCCGTACATCTGGGAGTACATCTTCTTTCGAGTCTCATCACGAGCCTCGGCCTGTTCGGCACTGGAATAAAACATGTCTTCTTCGAAAAAGTAGTGCAGGACGTCTACCATATTTGATGCATTCATCTGTAATAAATTTAGTCCGTGCACAAGAGCTTTTCCGTTTACGTATGGCCAGAGGTCAATAGCCCAAGTGACTAAGCCTCTGGCTGCTGTTCCGGGCGGTTCGTGTACTCCTCGACAAGCCAGCCAGTGATCTCCGCTAGGGTCTCAACCGAAACAATTTTGTGCTTATCGTGCACAAGTGCGTCAAATCGAGTGTAGCTTTCCGCTTCTAGGACATACTTAAAGAACTTGTCGATAACAGCAGAAGAACGAACAGCGTCTTCGCTCGAGGACTCGGCGACAAGCTCGAGAAGAACCTTCCCCTGTACCTGAGGTACACAAGTGAATTCTTCGTCGTAAAGCTTAAACTTTACTGGTTCTGCGTCAAGATCTACACCAACAGAAGATCCAAAGTCTTTAAATCTAGCCATCTTTTTAGTTTCTTTCTAGTAATGTCATTGAGGAGTTTCCTCATATTTATTGTACTAGATTTTCAACATCCAGAGTTGGTCCGACAAATATTTATTAGGACGTGTCCCGGGGTGCTCTACTTTGTGCGTATAGATAACCCGACCTCCGCCAGAAAACCTTAAAACTTTATTATTCTCGGGGACAATTTCATGGGGCCGGGTGCCTTCATGAACGTACAGGGCGTAATTAAGATTTGACCCTATGTCAATATATTGACCCAACCCATTTCGGCTGTGGATCATTTTAATAGAGGCCCTTAGTTTTCCAGTTCCTGTTGGGACCTGAGCTTTGGCAGCCATCATCATCATGTGGCCACGTTTCCTGAGCCACTGACCAACTTCACCCTGGGGATTATTTAGAAAATTATCTAGATCTGGTTTGTTTTGAACTAATAGTGTTCTTTCAATTTCTATCATCAGATCTCCTAGGGGACTGCCATCGTGATTTGTAGGTTGATAGTTTGATATCCACCCTGAGGCTCGACGGAGTTAAGTGTGGCAATAACACCTGGTCCATAGCCACCTTCTTCCCACTGATCTAGAAGATTTACGGAAGCCATAAGGATCCACGCATCTAGGGCAGACCATACAGAATAGTCTTGAATCTTTTCTCCAGCCGGAGTGCGGCCACTTGTCCCTATTACGGGGATCTGTCGTACAACAGAAACAGTAACAACAGCACTTCTCGGGACGTGACACCTCTGTGGTGTAGCTGCTTCATCCCCCGGAGCACCGAGGTACATCTGAACAAAACTCACAACTAGTTGCTCGCAGTCCACCGCGGGGGTACCCATAGTCCAATAGCGTCTAGTAGGCAGCGGCATACCGTACGACTCGTAGAGAGAAATTACTCGATCCAGGACGCCCTGCATCATGTTACTTAGGCTAAATGCATCTGGATCAATGTCATATACGTCAATATTTTTGTTTACCATGGTGTCCCTTAATAACTAGTCATATCTATCGTAAGGTTACCAGACGCTAGATGAGACGTAGTGGCCCCATTAATCGCATATAGATCATATGAGCCAGGATCTGAGAATCCGAGAACGCCTTGAGCGTCAGTATAAGAAACAGTCAAGGTGATATTTGTGGCGTCGTATGTTGCGCCAGCCGCTATTGTTTTTGACTTAGACTCGCCCCAGTTTCTAATTACGAGCTCTAGAGTCCAAGGGGAAGTCAAAAACTCAGCAGATATGGAAGCCTTGGTTATTGTTTTTGTAGTTACACCAGATTTAGCTACCACCATGTCCCGAGCACTTGCCGCAAAAACAGGCGGCTTCGGGGTGTAACGACGAGCCTTAGGAATGTCGGGAGAAAAGACCTTAGATCTCTTCTGAGCTTTATTAGGGTTAATTACCTTCAGGAAAAGGTCAATTTCGTAGATACCAAGACGCATCTCTTGTAGGAAGTCTTGAGAATCAAGAAGTGTGTACGTGACACCCTGTCGAGTGACTGAGGTTACTCGCTGAGGAAGAGCACAGTCTTCGTCGCCTTCCCAGAGCTTGACAAACTCGATGGCCACACGGCGTGCAGCCATCTTGCCCAGGGGAGGCGGGTTTGTGCCGTATGTGTAGCTGACCTCGATATCTGCGGGGACAATAAGAGCTCCCTCAGAGAACTGTACAGTTGAGTGATCCACCAAATAGTAGGCGCTCGGGTTTACAATCTCTCCGCCAACATTTCTTACAGTTACAACTTCTTGTACGGGCTGGCCTCTGAGTCGGATTCGTGTCTCAGCTGAAACCCATGGCTCAACAATTTGAAGAGCCTTATTAATTCTTGAGTTGATGATCGCTGCTTCTTGGATCAGTCGAGTATTAATGAGTGGAGCAAACCGAACATATCGCTCAGTGACTGTAGTTACCCCAGAGTACTTCCGTCCTGAGAGCGCCCACATCACATAAGAAGCCGACTGAACTGCTTGTTCAGCGTAGTCAGAATTTTCCCATTCGGGGCCTAGCTCAGCTACGGTAACCCAAAGTCCTGATGATGGCATTTGTATGTCTCTCTCTTACGTAAGAACGGGTGGCACACCTATTGTTGCGCCACCCGTCCTCCTTATGTATCTACTACGACGAAGGGTTCTCAGTCGATAGGATGACGTAGTCAATAGCGTCATCTGCGTTGTAGTTGATGTTACCGGGAACGTTGTATGTTCCTGGGTCATCTGGGTTTGGCAGGACACTAACAGCACGGCTGTCCGGTGCGACGACCGCTGTACCAACCGGGCTAACTGCTGTTGTACTAATGGCGGATCCAGCCAATACATATGTAAAGGTTGTGTCTGTTGGGACATCAGCAATCTCAAATGTTCCAGTCAGACCGACCAACGTGTTAACCACACCAGTGGCAGACGTAGCGGTTGCCACACCAGTTGTTGCATTAGCTACAGTGAAGTCAGAGTTTGTCCGACCAGTGACTACAAATGTTCCACTGTAGCCAGCTGGCGTGACTCCGGTCACAACAACAGTGTCTCCGACTACAAGAGCGTTAGTGCTGGTGTTGGCAGCAGCATATGTAACCGACCCAGTTGTTGGGGACCCTGCAGTAGCACCTGTGATAGTCACTGTCTTGGTTCCACCAGTGACTGTTACAGTCTCTCCTGCAGCATAGTTGTGAGCTTGTGCAGTGGTAAGTGTAACCAGGCCATCTTCTCTCAACTTGTTTGAAACAGAAGAACTTAGCTCACCGTGCCAGGTGTAGAAACCGTTGCGACCGGTCGGTGCCCAGTTTGTACGTGCGTACGAGTAGGGGCGTCCGGCAGCCGTTGGGAACTCCCAGCGATCGTCGAGGCCATCACCGAACAGAAGGTTGCCCAGTCCATAGCCTTCGAATGTGTTAGCGAGAAGACCGTTCTCAATGACGCGGTCACCCGACTGACGAAGCTTGACGTATGGGAATACCCAGTGGAAGTAGGGAAGTGTGCTGGCACGCTTTCCATCCTTGACTGCGTGCGACCATGTCTCAATGGCCACACCGTAACCGGCGGGGTCATCACCAACGGCGGGGGCAGCCCAACCGATTGACTTGTTGTCGGGAGATGCGAATGTACCAAGGTTCTTACGAAGAAGAAGACCACCGGAGATCAGGTTTGTGAGCTCTGGATCGGGCTCACAGATAGCGAGCTCCATGGTAATACGCTTGAGAGTGTCGGGGGACTTGTAGGTAACGCAGACCGAGCCGTTAGCCGACTTTTCGGTAATTTCGTCGCCTTCTTCATATTCAGGCGTGAAAGAAACACGCATGAATGCGGATGTGGTGTATGAATCACCGGCTCCGTTTAGTAGGTTGCCGTTTGCGTCCAGGCGAGTAACACGAATGGATACACCCTGGATGCTAGCAGCATAATCTTGAGTAGCCATGAAGCTATTCTCCTTTTGGGTTGGTGGTTATTATTATTATACAGTCTAAGTCGTTAGGTCGACTCGTACTGCGAGGTGTATCGAAGAATCAAAGTAAACCGCAGCGGAGCGGATCGCCTTGAGCTTCATGTCATTCTGATTACCCGACACATCATATGCTTGCGCTAGATTGTCGTTGACGACATCGACCTTGCCAAGATAGGTCTTGACAGTGCCTGTGGCGTACATCCATTTGTTGGTAAGACTCGCAGTCTCACCTGTGACACCTACTGGACCAGCTCCAGAGTAGCCACTACCAATAATGACGGGGGTTCCGCCCATTGTCTGTAGGTGGTCAATTTCTTTGTTGTGGAACAACATTTGACTGCTGCTCGAGAGAAGAGCAGCCATGTCACGTGTCATGTGAATGATTCCCTGCTCGCCAGCGGGGGAGGTCTCAGCAATGAGCTGTTCGAGAGTAGCAAGTGCACGCCTTGCGGTAAGTGCTGTCGTTCCATTTACGAGCGTGGCAGAAGCATCGTTGAGGCTCAGGTTTTCGTGGGTCTCTGTGCGACGAATAACACCGCTCCAGAGCTCCTGCTCCATAGCCTTTTGAGTGATCCCCTCAAGCTGACGCGAGATGCGACCAATACGATCTAGACCACGAAACCCCAGCGTGGAGATGTCTTCAGTTGCTTCAATAAAGAATGGCTTGATAAATGTGTGGCGAGTTGGTGTTGCTTCAGAAAAAATTTCGTCGTCTGTGGTGTCTGTATCGTCCCAGTTTGTTCCTGCAGACAGCTCGGTCTCCCACTCTTGAGAGAATCCACGGGTCCACATGTCCTCATCAGCCGAGTTCTCTGGCTTAGCTACAACAAGAAGACCAAAAGCAGAAGGTACAATCTTTGGAGCTGGTACAACGCCAGTCTTGGGGAAAGCCATGTGTTATTCCTTAGGTAAAAATTTGAGGGATACCTGGGGGGCCGAAGCCCCCCAGGATTCCACAGGGATTTGTCGAGGTTTAGTACTCGACGGCGGCAGCAGTAGCGCCACCAGTTGTGTCGCGGAGAGCTGCAGCTACACCGTTGACCGAGATGGTCGACGTAATAGCAAGCGACTCGGTACCGACGAAGGCAACGCCCTCGAAGGTCTCAACGAACATCTTGTAGTCGTTGGTGCCGACAAGACCGGAGTCACGGATGATTCCGAGGTCAAGTGTTCCACCATCGAGGAAGATGAACGAACCCTCAGCGAAGAGGTACCAAACGAACGAGTCTGGGAACTCCTGGAGAGCAGCACCCGAACCCGACTGCGAAGCGAACTGCGTACCATCGAGCGAAGCAACGAGCGATACGTTCGACGAAGCGAGGTAGCCGTTGATCTCCGAAGCACCCACGCTGATTGTTGAGTCACCAGGCATAGCCAGGGTCAAGTCAGCCGACATAGCGTCGTACACCCACGAAGGGATGATCGCACGAAGCTGTGTGTTTGGGTCGATACGGTGACGCGTACGGTAAGCCGACGCGGCCCGCTTGATCTGAACGAGGAAGTCACGACCAAAGCCGATGAGGCTTGTGGTTGTAACAGCCGTCGAAGCAGTACCGATGCGGCTCAGGATGTTCTGCTCTGCCTCACGAGCGTGCTGGATTAGACCAAGCTCGTTGTGGCGGGCCAGAAGCTCTGGGTACGCACGGCTAAACAAGTTACCGAACTGCATCTGCAGAGTAACAGCGTCTGTGTATGCTGTCTGCTCCTGGGCTGCCGTAACAGTAAGGCTTGTCTTGGTGTTTGCTTCAGGTGTTGTATCGGTCGCGTTTGTCCAGACACCAACAGCGTTAGCGTATGAGCTAAGTACTGGAGGAGTTACGTAGCGGATACCACCACGGTCTGCCTGGAAACGAGGAAGCGCGTCACGAACGGGACGTGCTGCTGTACCGAGACCAAAGACATCGTAACGAACCTGAAGCGGAGTGGCGTAACCACCCGAAGCGACAAGCGCCTCTGCTCCAACAACGTTCTCAATCTTCTGACGGTTCTCTTCTGGGTCAGTACCAAGGATACGATCCGAAGGGTACTGGGTAGCGATAGAAGCAACAATGTGCTGCTCACCATCTCCACCGTTGACGCGGCGTAGCGAGTGGAGACGCTTCTCCATCGCAACTGCAACGTCGCTCATTGATTCAATTGTGCTGCCAGCTGTGTAGCCTGGAATGTCAGCACCCGCAGTGATTGCCACGGGTGTCTCGACAACCTGTGCTACGAAACGACGGTCAGCTGGGGCCTCGAAGGCCTCTTCTGCTGCGGCGGTCACGGGTGCCTCTTCCTGAGCCGATTCAGGCTCAATAGTTGTTTCTTCTACAACTGAAGCTTCTGCTTCAGCTGGTGTGTCAACCTCGGCCTCGATAGCGGCGACAATTGTCTCCTCTACTACCTCAGCCTCAGCCTCTGTTGTTTCGGTAGAAAGCTCTACAGCGTCTTCAACAACAACCTCAGTTGTTGTTTCGGTCACTGGTTCAACGCTCTCTACTTCTGCAGATTCGGAGTCCGATGCAAACTCGGCTGCCTCCTCCACGTCAGTCGATGCTTCCGCAGGAACAACCTTCTTCTCGTCTTCCTCCATCATGTCCTCTTCAGGCATGTCTTCGGTCATCGGAGCTTCTGTCTCTTCCTCCATTGGGGTCTCCTCCATAGGAGCCTCCTCCTGTTCTGTTCCCTCTGCGTTGTGTACACGGTCGGCAGCCTCGGACGCACGAGCAGCAAGCTCCTGCGCCTCAACTTCACGACGTGACACCTCGCCACGGACTGTTTCAAGCATGTCCGCTAGGGTTGTCATGGCATCTACTGACTCTGGAGTGGGGTCGCTTTGTTCCATCGACTCAAACTCAGTGACAATACTGTTCTGAAGATCTTCGACCTGTGTGTCGTCGAGCTCAGCTAGCATGTCCAGCTGTGATTTGATGTGGTCCACTGTACCTCTCCTTAGGGCCAGTAAGTATGCACGGAACCTTTCCGCACATCTTTGGTTAGTCTGAGATATAGGGACTTCCGCACACTTTTATGTGGAGGCACTACACCCAATAACTAATATTACATTATTTTTATGTAAGCAATCTGAGCAATTTATTCATCTGGGACGAAACCTCGCCCTGACTATAAACGTCAGACCCTGACATAAATCCACGGAGCTCTTGCGTTGCAATATCCGCGTCTTCCTGTCCAATCTTTTCCTCGACCTTAGTGATCATGTTTTTCATCAGGTCTTGGAGCGCAGGAGGTAGGTCACTGTAACGAACCTTCTGTGCTTGGTTAGAGAATGGGAGGGGAAGATTTGCAATGACCTTACCGAGATCGGTAGTGGTACGTGTGATGTTCTCAAGGGATTCCTTGTTTAGAGCACCAGTATCTAGGCGGTCAATTGTATTAATGAGGTCAGCAACTGCCTCAACGGCTCCGGCATAGTTTCCGGTGTTGTCTAGGTTCTCAGCGGCCTTAATCTTGGCAACAACATTCTGGCTACCAGAGGTACCGAGATTAGACTTGAGGCGTGCAAGAACGTCGCGGAATCGACCACGAGCGTCTCTCGGCTGAGTCTTTGCGGTGAACTTGATACGACCAAATTCATCACGCTCAACTACACCTGGCGTAGTTGGTATCTCAGTTTGATCTTTGTTGATCTCCCTGATGTCCTTCTCAGCCTGACGAACAGCTTCTAGATTTCCAGACTTTCGAGCCACTTCTAGGGCATCTTCTAGATCTGACTTGGCAGAAGCAACGCGAGCACGGAGCTGGAAGACAGGATCACTAAGGTCTTTAGACCGCTTGGCTGCAGCTTCACGCATGTTGTCGATGCTGAACTCCGAAGTGGATGCATTCTTGATGTGCCACACATCGGGGAGCATGGCAACAAGGCCAAGAGCCCGCGCACGCTTGATGATGTGCTTCTTAGTGGCGACCTGCTCCTTGAGCGATGCACGGCCGTAAGCTTTGATTGCATTCTTTAGATCAGACTCGTTACGGATCGGGTATGCACCATCTGGCATAGCCCAACCTTTCTTTGCCAATTCTTTACGCTCATCGTCAGTGAATTTAGCGAACTCAGCGACAGCAAAGAATGCATCTACACGGGTCTGGGGGTCCGAAGCACTGGCAATGATTGATGCCTCGTACACACCATTCTTCTCTAGGTTAGAGAATGCATACTCGTAGGCATCCATATCTTCGCCATACTCGTAGCCACCAGGCTCGTACTCGGCGGCTTCCATCTCCATGTACTCTTCTTTTTCTTGCTTGTACTCTGCAGAAGAAGCACCAAGCTGCCATGACCATCTCTGCTGAGATTCAATTCTCTCGGCGAGGAAGTTAGCAACCCCTTGCTCGTTCATTGCGTTAGCAATGTCGAACACACCCTTGAGAAGTGCAACCATCTGCTCGCTACCTATGTAGAGGTCATAAGCCATGGCCTGGCAAGATGTGGAGGTTACCCCACCGTTACCGATGCTGTTTTGCGAGGCCCACTGTCCAATATTAAATGGAGCGTCGTACCCTAGCTTGAGCATGCTCTCGGCAATTGAGTCGATGGATCCGTAAACGTCTGAGTAGACCTCACCGAATAGTTCGTGGTACTGAGCGAAGTCCTGACCCTTGACGTTCCAGTGGTAGCCCTGAGCCTTGAACGAGTACGCAACGCTATCTGCAAGCAACTGCTCTAAGGCTGCTGCCATGTCGGGAGATCCACCAGCAACTACTGGCTCTGGCTTGGCTGAGAACTCTGCTGTCATCGATGCAAAGCGAGCACGGAGCTCATCCTGCTGAGTAGCTAGAGCCTGAGTCTTGTCTGTCTCCAGCTTCTGGATGCGGGCAGAGAGTTCGTCTAGTGGGCTAGTCCGAAGCTTGGCAAGTGCGTGGGCACCAGCTGCAACCAGAGCCATAACCTGACCAGAAGCAACACGTGCGCGTGCGATCGGGAACCCAGGAACGTTTACCTGACAAACAGCAACAAGCTCGAGGCCACCCTTAATTGGACGCCAGTCACCGGAAGGAGCCGAGGCACGAAGTGCGCGTACCTGCTCAGGAGATACACCAGGTCGAAGTGCACCGGCAACCCAGATACCATACTGATCTTCACCAGCGTGAACATCGGCTACAGCGGATGCTGTGTCATCGTAGTGCTTGACGGCCTCAGCGGCAGATGCTGTAATATCAGCGTGACCACCGGCGAGAGTTAGCTGGCCAACAGGGATGTCTGCACCCTCGGCGGTACGGCAGACGCCTGTGTGGAAGTATCCGTAGTTGCTACGGCTACGAGGTGGGCGGGTTCCGAATGCCATGCCAATGTGATCAACGTGCCAAGCAGCGATGTGACCAAACACACGGCCCTGGTTGTCAACCGTAAGAGGGGTCGGCTCACTGAGCTTGGGGTTGTTGAACCAATCAGCAGGTGGCTCTGTGGGGATTGCACCAGCAATCATGCCACTAGCAACAACTGCTTCGGCTTCATTTGGGTCTACATCTTCGATGTAAATTCCATCTGGAATCATAGTTTCCTCCTGAGAAACGTCCCCGTCATCGTTTGCAAGCGAAATACTGCATTCTTGAAATGCGGGCTTAGGTACTATTGTAACCGCCATTACGCGGGCCTTATTTATGGTAAGTTTTTCTTTTTCAATTTTTTTGGGTTTTTCGTTTTTTGCAAGCTCAGCGGCAGTAATTTCGTCTTCTGTTTCTTGCGCCTCGAACTGATCCATGTCCGCAGAAACTCCCCGGATGAATCCTTCTCTGACTAGTCTTTCGGCTTCTTGACCATATTCTCCGGAATCAAAGTAGCCGTAGGCATTACCAATGCCTTCGTCAGTTCTTTCCATATGATCGATCCGACCCACAACAACAGAGCCGTCGTGGCCAGCTCCGGTCTTGACCTGCCACAAAAGTGGAAGAGGAAGATCCCGCATAGAGATCGAGCCCTTCTTGAACATGCGTCCGTCACCAGACTCAACTCCCTCAGGGATAACAAGGGGAATGACAAACTTTGACCCAGAGATACTTCCTGAAGCAATTAGTGCGTCAAGCACTTTTTGGGAGATGTTGTAGTTTGTTGTCATCAGTAGGTCTCACTCATCTTGTATATCTTTGCGGGGATAGTGTTGGATCCGGACATCATCCGAGATACCGTCCTGTGGTGACCATCAATCAGTACCGGGCCGTTTTCAGTAATAAGAACCATGACTGGCTTATCTGCTCCGGAGACGGACGATACTCTGCGCATGTTTACTGTTTTCTGCGATGGAATAAGGTCCTCAATGTAAACCTCACCCTCATCAAACGGCTCTTCCCTCTTCAGGGTGTTTTCCATCCCACTAGGGACTTCAGCTCTGTTGTGGAAGAAGAAGGAGTTTGTTGGGATATTTACATCTTGTCCGGCCCTCTTTACAAAGCCGTATGCACCAGCTACTCGAGCCTTTAGTACGTCAGATCGGACAGACAGTTCGGAGAGCGCAATGAACTCCTCTTCACTGCGAAGAACTTGATCAGCGGAGACTCGTGTGCCGGATGCCATGATGACATACTCGTTCGTGTTCTGCTCTCCTGGCCAGACTCCATTAACCTCTTTGTGTCGGAGGGCGCAATACCCCTTCGAGCGTGTTCCTAGGTACTTAGACAGGTTCCGAACACAACGAGTCCAATCCCCTGGAGTTCCCCAGCGGATTTTTGCTCCACCCTTGCCGACAGTCCAATACCGACGAAGCTCCTCGGCCTTGCCTTGGTTACGATCTAGGCCACCAGCTGCAAGAAGTGCGTACTGCCTGTCATCGCATGATCCAAGAACCCTGAGCTGTTCTACAATTTCTTCCTCGGGGTCCCAGCTGTCGTCATATAGATCATCTTCTTCTCGGATAATCTCATCCAGAGTCATCTCAAGATCGATCTTGGGGATTTCATATTGAATCATGCTCTCGGGCATCCCGTACAGTACTTCTTCGGGAATACCAGAGCCAGCTTCGTTGATCGAGTTCTCGTTACCGGGGTTAAGTTTGCTGCCCGTGTAGACACCAGTAACTTCCTTGTGGCGTAGCTGGCAGTAGCCCTTCGAGCGAACACCCATGTACTTAGATAGGTGACGTACGCAACGCTTCCAGTCTCCAGGTGTGCCCCAGCGAATCTTTGCAGCACCCTTACCAACTGTCCAATATCTTCTAAGCTTCTCTGCGTTCCCACGGTTGCGGTCTAGGCCGCCAGCAGCGAGAAGCGTTGGCCCAAAGAGGACAGACATAATGAGAGAAGCTGTTACACCTTGAGTCTGGTCAACCTGCTTGAGGACATCCTGGAGTGTGTCTGTGTCAAGAGGAACAACTGGTGGTGGTGTAGCCGACTTAAGATCCTGAAGGGTCTTTGTGTCGCGGACCCACTTACCTTCATTTCGCTTGTACGTCATCGCGGAGCTAGACTTGTCGCTAGCAGGAACAATAGCTACGAGCTCGAGAACTGCTCTAGGGTCATCCTTGTCAACAACGGCCATGTAAATAGGTTGAACATCTGTTGTCTCTGGCGATACAGCCTTTTCGGGCTCTCCCTTAACAGCTGCCGTAATTGGGTTGTACCAAGCTCTGTTTGGGTACTCGCCGGCAGTATTTTGACTATTCAGCCATCTGTTCAGTAGCGGGTGGTCGTAGGCATTCTTGATGAGCTGCTTACCAGTCTCTTTCTCGAAAGAACGACCCCAGTTACCGATATCAAGGCTGTTCTTGCCTTGAACCGGGACAGGCCCTCTCGAAGATGCCGGCTTGAACTCAGATCGTTGCTTGTTTACCCATGCTGGCCAATTGGAGAGCATCTCTTTTAGGTCACCGTCAGTCATAGCTGGGAGAGTCCCAGGTAGCTGAGCTTTAACGCTATTAATTGGTGTTCTAGGCTCACCAAGAATTCCGCTCGTATCAATTCTAGACGACACAGCTGGTCCGCCAGCCGTTGAGTCAAACTGCTCATCAGGAGCGTCCTCTACAGCGTTACCGGGAACAGTGACGGTCTTGCCGTTATCTAGTTTGACCTCAACGGTATTTTGTCCGGGATTTATTTTAGTGATCTGACCGAGACCTCTTCTTGCGTCGCCGCCGATCATAACTCTAGAACCGGTTGTTGTAAACTTGCCCGTGGCGTCACGGACCTGTTTCGAGGCGTTCGCGGAACGCTCCTCTTCGGTGTAGATGCCGTCCCCCGGATCTATTTCACCGGCAGCGAGCATTCCGCGCTCAACGATCTCCCAGTCAATGTGTGGGATTGCTTCGTTAGCAAGATCTGCTTCCGCTGCGTCAATTTGTTCCAGTGTAACAAATCTATACGGGTTATTGAGGAGTCGAGCTGCAATCGTAATAGCAGAGGACGGGTCAATAACAATGTGCGACTTCTCTACTCTGGCATCTGCGGGGTCGTCGAGCTCATTGTCATAGACCCAGATATCTTTTCCGCTGTAGCCGAGATTATCCCAAACACCGTCATCCCAGACATAGACATTGCCGTCGAGATCAATTTTGTAGAGTCGATCAAAACCAGATCCGTCGAGGCGAACTCGAGCAAGGAACTCTGGTATGACCATGTCTTCGGCCTCTTGGGCGACCTTAAAGTCATCAAGCTCGTATGGAGCTGTGGGGTAGCCATAGTCATATCTACCCTCGGCAATGCCGTATCCGTCTGCTGTAATGGATTTTTTGTTTTCACGCTCAACGATGGCACGGGCCCAACGCCATGCAGCGTCACCACCCCAGAGTGCCCACGCGATACGGCCGTTGGATGGGAACCCGTCTTGAGCTGGTTTCCAGCCCTTGCCCTTTTTGTCAACTTCGTGACGAGCAAAATACTTTGAAATGTGGCGGACCTTCTCGATACCGATCTGTCCACCCTTAGCAAGCGTACGAGCAGTGTTGATACCGACAGACGTACCGCCACGGCCTTCTTCTTTTCTCCACTCAAGAGCTTTCTTAGCTTCAGCTTGGGCGGCTTTGGGGATGGTGTACATCCGACTACCGTCTGCTGTAATAGATAGGTCAACAAAAGAAAGACCCGAGTCTGCTAGGTCATGGGATTCTTCGGAGAACTCTCCGGGGGCCCAGCTGCGAGAGCTTTGCAGAGGCTCAGCCTTGCCGGATGCAACAATAAGGTTTACATCAGAATCGACAACTACACCTCTGTCGTCTAGGACGAAAAGCAGAAGTGATCCAGATCTGCCAACAAAATTAGCCATTGACTTTAGTGTCTCCGAAACTCATGAGAACAGGCGCTACAAAGGTGTTGTTGTATCTTTCTATCTTACCCTTTTTATATAACATTGAGTATTTATTGCTCCGGATCAATTTCTTCACCATTGTTGACAACTTCTGGGTCTAGTTCAGCACCAATTGCTTGATTAAATCGTTCATTGAACATCTCTCGTGCGCCTTCATACTGAAGGTCAATTTGTTCTTCGGTAGGCATCCCGGAATCGGGGATGTTCCGACGAATGAACTCTCGCACGTGCGAAGGGATGCCATACGCAGCACCGATGGAGATGATGCCGTCAGAGAGCTCGCTTAGCGGAGTGCTCTCCTCGGCTGCCCGTGCCTCGTTCTCGTCGGGGTCATAGAAATACTCTGCGGGGATCATTTTTCCTTCAACTCCTGTGATACGTCTTCTAGCTCAAAGCCATTAATAAACTCGTCAGCCTGCTGCTTGAGGAGTAGTGGGGATGGTCCGTATGTATCTGTAGCCATAAACTTTTGTAGAGTTTCGTACTGAACTTCCCGTGGCTGATCGAGGACACCTAGATACTCAAAAAGCTGAGCGATGTTTTCCGCAGGAATACTCCAGCGCTGCTTTCTCCGTAGCCAATTGGCGTTGACTGGATCTGAGTCAATATTGTAAACCACTAAAGTTCTCCTAAATCAGTTATGTATAAGTCTAGCAACATATTTAGTTCTCGTAGTCTCTGTACTCGTCTGGGGTGACATCTACGATCTGGACAAGCCTGAGTTGGTTTCCAACAAGAACAAGTTCATACTCATCTAGGGCCCCGAGGCCGAAATAGGGAAGAGAAAAAATGTCTTCGATTGGGACGATAGTTACCATGACTACACCACGTCTTCTCAGAAACTTAGTCAGATCCATGTTGGCAAATCTAACTGCCTGGTCTGGATCAAATGACCAAGACGAGAGCGGATAGTGTGTGAAATCAAAGGACTCGGGATTAGCTTGTGCTTGTTTTATATCTTCAAGTATTTTCTTATCCGAATCAGTCAAATCTTCATTTTCCATTGAGTCTAGGGAGAGTTGAATCCCTCGATGCGCCCGTACATGCGTAATTCCTTGGCTACGGAAGAACTCTTGAGTGGACTCATACATGGCTTCTATTGCTGCGGTGAGTGTTGTTAGATTTGCATTCTTAAAATCCATATACTCATCATAAAAATCACGGTCAATATTGTCTGCTTCTATTTTGTTCTCGACTCCAAACATATCTGCAACAATGCTTTGCATAGCCGGAGCAATCACCCCATCTACCGAGGTGTAGGCCCAGGTAGATAGTAGGCCAGAGGTTGCCAGAGAGAAAAGAACATCTTCCGCCTCTGGTGTTCCGTAGACGGCACCTCGATAGTTTGGTGTGGTGGTTCTTCCTATACGTTGATCATTTTCTGATTCTTGTTTATTAAAGGCAGCTTCTACTCTTTTTATAAGATCTCTAAGACCATCTAGAGTCCGCTCGTCTATATCTAGGTTGTATGCACGCTTGGCCCAGCTAGTGTACTCATCTACGGACCAAACTTGCGGCTCTCCCCATTGGGCGGTGACTACATTTAGATCATCAAATTGGGCATTCTGTGCGTCATAGTCTGGGGAGACACCCATAAGGAAGTCCTCGAAATCTGGCCAGCTGTCGTCAAATGAGCCTTGACTCATATTTAATTTATCTGCAAGTACCATATTTAGTAGTAGTTCACGTGCCTGAGTCCACGTGATGCCTTTCTCACGCATGATGTCTCTGATTCGATCAGCAACACTTTGCTTAAGAATTGCGCTGTCATTCATGACGTCTGACTCGCCCTCAAGGACTAGCTCAGATGCAGGATCGTAGATACGTTCGATTCCGTCCTGGAAATTGTCTACTGTACCGGCAGCCGGTGTTTCAGCGGGCACCTGATCGGGGAGCTCTAGCGTGTCAATCGGGTCATATCCCCAGTTAAGGATTGAGTTGCCATCTGTGAACACATCTCTAGCTTCAACCTGTCGAGATATAACTTTTGTCCCAAAAGGGTACATCCGTTCTTCTTCATCTAAATCTGAAAAAAACATATCTTTAGCTTGTTGCTCAGCGAGGGACTTAGATAGAGTAACTGAGTTTCCTCTGACAATAGAGTTCACATTGTCCGACACAGCTTTATAGATAATTACTGGGTGTCTCGGATTACCAAATACTTCATTGATCTGTCTAAACGACTCTTCACCAAAAACCTGGTCTCCACCGTCGTTATAGATCATCTGAATGGCCGGGTCTTTGATATCGGCTGGGTAGATTTCATCAATCTTGTCGATGCTCTTTGAGGATCCATCATTTCTAGGAGCGACATCCTTTGACTGGCGATCACTCGCGGGCTCGGGAGCATTTGATTTACTAACTGACTCGCTGCTTTGACCCTGAACGTCAGGCATGTTCATTTCTGCACCGGGATCTGGGAGATCCTCTTGGATATTAAGGACGGCATTCCAGGGCGTGTTAAGCATAATAGTTCTACCGAGACTAGAACCATCCTCTGACACTAGAGAAGCAATATCTCTAGGAGTTACGTATTCTCCCTTGTTAAATGGTTTAGTCCCATTCATTTCAAGAAGTTGATCATTAATTTCTTTTAATGCTCTAAAGTCTTCGAGTCTTCCAGCTTTTTCTGCTAGGTCCATTTCTTGTTCAACAGCATCAATAACGCTTGTAGATGTTACTAGCTGACTAGGAGTTTCTTCGCTTCCGACCCACCCATAGCCGTTCATTGCCCAATACCAAGATCCATCATCCACAGCATATATTTCAGACACATCTACCCCAAGCTGGCGGTGTAGCTTATCTGCTGCTTTACGCCACTCGGTGGTGAATCCAGTACTTTTTGCCTCTAGGAATACACTAAATGATTCATATATTTTTTCGGGGAATGCTTCATATCTATAAATTTCCTCAGAAACATAGCCGACACGTGCTCCGTTCTGTAGCACCTCAAAAGAGTACCTAATACCTTGTACCAGCTCATCAACATCTCGGTCAACAGACTCAAATGGTTCTACCGTTATTTCTCCAACAGTGAGACCATCCCGTCCAAAAGTTTTTCCTTCTAGGTTACTTTTGAGTGTGCGAATAAGTTCTTCTGCCTCAGGGACCTCCATAAGATATGGATTAACATCATCATCTTCGTTAAGGCTGTCTGGTGGGAGCAGCCGATCAAATGACTTAGAGGACATCGTGTAGGGCTCTTCGCCATCAACGCTAGGCATATTCATCTCGGCATCTGGCGATACCGGGACATCTTCTGGCCAGTTGTTCTCACTAAATAGAGAAGAATCCTGGATGTCAGCGTTGATTGTGCCACCTAGTGTGACAAGCTCCTGCTCGCCGTATGTTCCAACACCGTTAAGTGGAATGGCAAAGATCTCAGAAACGGGAACGTTACGTCTCATCACAACGGAGTCGCTCGAGCTCTGTGCAAAGTCCCAGGCCATGTCCTGATCCGTGGTCCAAGAAGAGATCGGGAATGTGACAAGCTGCTGGTTGGCAAGAACTCCATTAGCGTCATCAAGATTGTCAAGAATATCTTCTGGGATGTTCCCGGCACCACGATAAATAGTAACGTTCGAGATGCCCCGGCTACGGAAAAACTCTTGGGTCATGTCATACATAGACTCGGCAAGAGCCATCGTCACTGGGTCAATCTCTTTTGCAGACATATTAAAGTTGTTGAACTCTCTAATTAGGTCTGGGTCATTGAGAGTCCCCGGGAACATTTCTATGACAGCACGCTGAATGTCTTTTCTGAGTGCCTGACCAGATCCACTAAGAATCTGTGCCCAATCTTTTAGCTCAATGGATGCTGCTGCAATAGCGAGAGCTCGAAGTCCGTCTGGTGTTCCAGAGAGAGCCAGTGTCTCATTTGGTTTTGCATTTTCCTCAATCACGGAATCAACAAAATCACGAGGAACAGCTCCGAAATCGTATCCTGTGTCTAGACCGTTTCGATCTAGGAATCTACTCAGTTTTTCAATTTTCCAGTTACCTTCGGAATCTACCTTAATAACTGCAGAAAGATCAGCATCAACTGTGTCACCCTCCTGGGGTCTGTAGATATCCTCAAGATCTAGTCCATCCGTAGGCATAACTTTGAGGTAGAGGAACTCACCAAGCTGCTCCTGAGTAATTCCCTTTTCAACAAGAGACTCGCCAAGAACCTTAGACGCGTACTCTTTTATAATCTGCCCTCTAGTGCGGTCAAGTGTGGGGATCTCTGAACTGCCGACCTCTTCCCAGACTGGTTCCCAGATGTTCGTGTCGGCACTATCTTCATCTTCAACGTTGAGCATGTTCATCTCGTCGTCGGGTGATGGGAGGCCCCCATTGTTGTACATCTGTTCGAGCAGTGTGGCTCTTTCGCCTCTTAGGTTGGGATCCACTTCATTAATTGTTTCCCAGTCGCCTTCGGTGAACATGGAAGCATCAACAAATACAATATTGCGAGCGTCTCCATAACTCCCATCCCGAGACACGTAGTGTGTTGGAGTACCGGTAGAGCCGAGCATGTAAGCAAGCATGCTAGCCACACCGGGGCGCTCTTCTGGGTCAGCTGCTTCTACTGTCTCCCAGTCGTCATTAGTAAACTTAGACGCATCCACTATTGCAATATCCCTAGCGTCCCCATAATTACCGTCTGTGGCAACGTAGTGAGTTGCAGTGCTGTCAAGTCCCGGCATGTTCATCTCTGAGTCGGGGTCTGGCAAATTGCCTTGCGCCTGAGCAGCCTCAACCTCGGCACGAGCCTCTGGAGAGTACATCTCACGGATTATGTCCGTAAGCTCCTGCGGACGACTAATTCTAGGTGCTCCAAAGAAGTCTTCAGCAAAAACTTGCTGACCTAGCTCAGCGAGGAACTCCATGTATGTTTTTTCTGAATATCGCGAGGGAAGGTACTTACTCGCCCACCCCCTATTATCATTAAGGAGTTTGCGCAACTTATTTGATTGCGCTCTAAGTACTCTTTCTCTTCTAGATCTTGGTGGCCTGTAGGCATAGTCTGCTGACCCCGGCATGTCTGTGTCTTTTGCGTGTATCCACTCATGGATTATTGTTGTTATGTCCTGTGGCAGGACAAAGTTAGACGGCGGGTGGAAGGGAGTTTTTTCAGTTTCTCCAAGTAGTGGCAGAGTATTACCGAGCACAAATTGAGAATCAAACATGTGTACATCTTGATATGCCTCGATGGTGGGGCCATAGAATGAGTGGGCCAGCTCTGATTTACTTTCTCTATTCAAAAATACAACTTTTTGGCCCGTCGAGATAGGCATTTTTTCTTCCAAGAACGAGATCAGATTAAGCATCCGATCAACGACTGCCTGATTAGTTTCTGGGGGGAAGGAGACAACGGAGCCGCCGGGGCTAGAATATCTGTTTCTAGTTTTTATTACTTCTCTATGAAACTTTTCATGTTCTTCATTCATCCAACGTCGAATGGTATTGATGTTAATACCACTATTAAAGTTTCCTGGGTAGTTTTTCCATCTTTCCAGTTCTCTTTCGACTGCCGCCTTCTGGAGTTTCTCGATTTCATTGCTATCAATACCTAGAGTCCATGTGGTGGATCGTGGGATAATCTCGCTCACATCTATAAATCCGGGGAGTGCACCAACAAGTCTTCTAGCTCTGCTACTGAGTACGGATGAAGTTGGGCTCGGGACAGTACGACCGTTAGAAAGTCTTAGCAATATTTTTACAGATTTTTGTACATAAGTTTCGTGATCTGCTGTGAGTGCAGCAATAGATGCTTCATTAAAGATCCTAGGCATCCACTCGGGAACCACACCAGAGAAGAATGCGTCAGCAAAAATTTCATCAAAAACATTTGCAGTAGACATGCTCTTATTTATCTTGTCTGCATATGGGAGATCGTTTTGTACTATGTATGAGTTGATCAGGTCAGAAGAGATTGTTCTTCTGTTGCCATTGTTTGGCAGGTTCCGGGCCCAGGTGGTTACAAGTTCGTGCAGATACCACTTACCTTGCTCATTTAGTGCAGCAAAAGAGTCACCATGTGAGGGATTCTCTTCTCTAACATTGGCAGACAGGCGTAGTTGATCTCTAAGGGTAGATGCACCATCTGCAAAAATTACTAGATTACTAGTAAGCGGGTTTCCTATAGATGGGATTGTCCCCTCTGTTGGGGAGAGCTTGTTTGCGTCCACACTTGCAGGTGATTTAGCATCTATGAGAGTGATGAATACGGTTGAGTCTTCTGGTCTGATGAAAGTCAAAGCAAATCTACTACGTAAGTTATCTACATTTTGAAGGAACTCGTTGATTTGATCAACTGACATCCGAGAATCGACAAGCAACAAAACACCATCTTTTTTGGATTCCCATCTTCCATATCTTGGGGCTATTTTTGCGATCGGACCGCCACTGAATGACACGACACTTATTGGTTTTAGGTACTCTTTATTGTCCTCAATTGTCGAGATGATTGCCTCAAGCTCGATAATCTTCTCTCCAACATCCATACTGATGGCGACAACAGCGTCTGGCTCTGCACCAGATAGGTTTTCTAGCCTGTCTTCCTGGAGCTTAATAAGATTCTTCAGGCCACCGATATGTACGTCTATATCTTTCTCATCGCCAATTTCCCAGCCAGCAGGTAGCGTAACGGTAGATAGGTCTCCAGCGCCTTCGGGTGCTTTCTTTTTATTGCTAAGAATGATGTCAATGGCTTCTTGTGGAATATCCATACTGGCCGAGACGCCATTATTTTGGAGGTACCACTGAGCAAATACTTCTGCTGTTGCTTCAGTAATATTTTTCTTGGCGTAGCCCTCAAGAGTTTCTGCAAAGTCTGGGTTGTCTTTGAGGAATTGATAAAATTCTTGTACAACGTTGTTGTAGATGTACGGACCACCAGGCACCATAGCGAGAGCGTGACCCCACTCGTGTGTGAGCGGGTACTTGAACCACTCGCCCCGGTCCGCCAGCTCAACAAATGCTGGCATCAGATTCTGCCGTGAGGGGAGACTTTGTGCGGGGATGAAGTCGGGGTTGTTTAGGTTACTAGCCTTAAGTGGGAGAATGATGTCTCCATTTGCAGTAGTAAGACCTCCTGCCAGATCTTTGGCATCGCCGTCGTGGACCCAGATACGGGTAACTGATCCGTCGGGCTTGTTGATGGGGAACTTTTCTTGAAGTTCTTTTACCTGCGCCAGTACTTTTTTGATTGCCTCGGGGGTGTAGTCCCTCGAAAAAACAACTTCGATGTTGCCTAGTCGATAGATTCTTGAGGTTAGATATTCAAACTTAACAGCCTCCGCAAGTTTCTTAATAGTGCCTGCAGCAGTAAGTAGTGCCTTTGCTCTGTCGTCTTGGTCTCTATATTCGGGTGAAGTAATGCCGTACTTTTCTATAATTTTTTCTGTCTCGGCTTGGGAATTATCTACAAGCTCCTGAGCAAGGTTCGGATCGTGGTCTGGTCGCTCCCACCCCTCTACGTCGTACTTAGACTCATCGACAGGCATGTCAAGCTGCTTGGCATTACGCTGACGCTCCGCTTCGAGTTTTTCTGCTCTCCTTTTGCGGTCTTCTTCGAGCTGTCTTTCTGACTCAGCGGCTCTTTCGGCTTCTGCAGCCTGTCTCTCAGCCTCGGCCTTAGCTTCATCGGCTGCGGCTCTCTTTTTGGCCTCTTCATCTTCTGTAGACGTTGTGTCTGTGTCTCCTACGGTGACATCGTTGTTCTTTGTGTCGGTGACATTACCAAAGATCGCCTCAGCACGGAGATCTTCATCACTAATCACGAGTCCCGAGTCACGACCAACGTAACCAACACCGTCAATGTAGTCATAAAGCTCTGCTTCACCAGTGAACTCATCTTTGACAATTACGGTTTCAGGAAAATTTACGTCCCCAGGGGTACCCGTACGGTATGAAGCCTCGCCAGTTCCGGAGTCAGTCGGTCCCGTGCCTCCGCCACCGTCGGGAGGGGTCTCCCCTCCCCCTCCTCCGGGTGGTGGGGGCGGTGGAGGTGTTCCTCCGCCTCCTCCAGATC